AAACTCAACATATGCATCAAGAAACTCTTTCTGAGCAACAACGGCTTTTGAATATGCTTTCACATCTTTATACTGTCCCTTAATGGTGAACTTCGAAGTGTTCTGTTCATTAAGATTCGCAATCATCTTAACGTCATCTCCATACATATATTTCAACAACTGCTTTGTCCACCAACCAATGGCCTCGGCTTCTGTCTCATTGAGCGTTCTTTTCGCTCTTTCCAAATCAATAACAAGCATACAAATTTCTCCTTAACATAAATAGTTTCCATAAAAAAATGCCCTGAAAGGGCATCAACTTCTTTTCTTTGAGGCTTTTTCCATTTCCTTCTTCTCGTCTTCAAACTGTTTTCTCATTCTCTCACAGAACCAGTTTCGAAGTCCAATTGGAAGGTTATATATCTCAGTAAATGACCATCCACCAAAATGCTTCATGATGAATATTTGTTCATATAAGGCTTGAGAATATTTATCGGTCAGGCCAAAAAAAGTCCGTATTAAACGGCACCTCCATTTCTTGCGAATATCCACAAGAATTACACTCAAAAGCGCTTGTAACTTTTACATCGGGTGAAGCTAGCTTATAACATCCACGAAGCTGTGTAGAGTCTAAAGTCGGCATATTATCAACATATCTTGCTATAATTGACCTATCGCTGTGACCTTCGATTGAGACGATCATTTGTTTGAACTGATCTGTCAATATTGTGTCGGCCATTTTGCGTTTCTTTTTGTCTGTTGCAAGTTTAGCTAAGAACTGCTCGTCTCTTCCATCAAGAAGTCGGAACTCAATATTGAAGCCGGAATATGGCATCTTGGTTGTGAAGTTTCCGTTTGGAAGTTTCTTGAGGTTGAGTTTTTCATTCTCTTGAGACTCATGTACATGTTGTTGCGTCAAGTCAAAGTCAAACTGGGTTCTGGTTCCACAAGATGGACAACCAATTTGAGTTTTATAGTTTGCTCCATATCCTGAGATGCGAGCGGCAATAATGAGAGCGTTTCTGTCTCCAATCAAAAGGTCTTGTGCTTTGATGGACTTATCAACGATAAGAGAGTCAAGCATGCGTTCAATAGCAAGCCCCTTCTTGAGAAGTGTTTGAGAAGATAGAATGTCTTCCTCTTTTGCCGTCATGAATCTCATTTCAAGAACTTCTTTGCCGTGAAGTGGATGTCCTTCTGGGTAGCTTCCTTTTGATGGTAGCTCAACGAATTCTGTTGGCGCAACAAAGCTTAATGGGTCAAAAGCTTTTTCTACCGGTTGTTGTGGAGCCTCTGCTGGCTCTGGAGTGTGTCCTCCAAGTCTATCTTTGTTTCTGCTCATTTATACCTCTTAAGTTAATGTTGCTGAGTCATATGCAACTGTGATTGTTATTTCAAGTAATTCATCTGAGGAGTAATCAAGGTCTCCGTATTTTATTGACTTGATGAATGGGTTTTTAAGGTTCCAAGTTTCAAGCGTGTTGCCATCTGCGTCTATCTTGCTTATAACAAAGTCTTTTTCGCCGTTATATTGGTTTTTTCTTATCCCATCCTCTCCTTTACTAGGAGGCAATGGACTATAACCGTTCATCCTTAATGAATCCAACAGTTCTTGCCCTTTGGTTGGCAAAAAATCATCTCCTGTGGGGAGATCAACAATTGTAATATCGATATCGTTCCAAGTAACAATGCCGGGATACTTTATCTTATGGTTGATAAGTTGATGCTCTGATACTGAAACCTCTGGAGATGGCTGAGTGACGGTCTTAGCATACCACATAGTTTCATCTCCAAATTGAATTTGAAAACGAAACTTGCGTAGTGGTTCAAGAGTACTTTCTGTCCAAAAAGCCATTTATGCTCCTAGCTTGATGTAGTTGTAACGAATTGACCAGTTCCATCAGCAGTTTCACAAGAAGCCCAATCATACTTAAAAGTCATATCAATAGTTCTGAGTTCGTCATTATCATAAGCAAGATCGCCGTATTTAGCAGATAGTATAAAAGCATTATTGAGAGTCCAAGTTTCTACAGCGTCTCCACCTGCATCTAATATTGTTATAACAACTTGCCCAAGAGCTTCTGTGGCTTTTGCTTTAGAAACTGTAGTCTCAAGATCTGTTTCTTGCTTAACTTTATAATTTAGATTAGAAGTGTTCTTCCCAATGACATACTCATTGGTTTTCTTTACTGCATCGATGGAAATAGGATCAACAAGAGTCAAGGAAACGTCTTGCCAAGTCACACGACCAGGGAAGAAGTATTTGTTATCCAAGTAATTGTGTTCAACTGTTGCAACATCGAAACTAGGTGTGGTTACATTCTTCGCCCACCAGATTACGTCATCTCCGAGTTGAACCTGAAATCTAAAGTTTCTTTTTGGTTCTATAGAACTTTCTGTCCAAAATGCCATTGTATATATCTCCTATTAGTATACAGTAAATAGTTTAGAACTCAATTCCGGAGCGTGTGATATTGAAATCGATAGCAATGAACTCAATAGCTTTAGCAGGTTTGATGAAAACCTTAGCATACATGATATTGCGATCTTGATAATCAGGTGTTGTTGTAGTCTCATCTAGAACAAGTTTGTATTCTGAAATACCAAAACGAGTCTTAGCATCTGAGAGAACTGGATTAGCACCAGCCTTGAAACGGTTCCAAGTAGCGCGAACGTTGCTATCGAATAAAATGTTCTGAGCAACAACGCCAATCTTCTTCTTAAGGTGAACCATCAAGCGGCGAACGTTGATACGGTCAAGAGCGGAAGGTGCCTGTTGAAGAGTCTTCTGTCCGAATACAACCGGTCCTTCACCAGGGAAGTTAGCGATAGGGTTGATGTTTACTTGATACAAGTCATCACGATCTGCTTTGTTAAGGTTCTCAACTGGACGCTGAACACGAGGTCCTTGATTTCCACCAAGTTGACGGATACCACCACGGTTGAAGCCAGCAGGTGCAAACCATGGAGCACCAGATGCAGCATCACTTTGAGCGAGAACACCAAGCCCAGCAACAGATGCAGGAACACGGAGACCCATATCCTCACCAGCAAGAACTACAGGTGGGTAGTATGCAGCAGCATAGCTTGTATTGAAATCTTGTTCGTTTGCATCTGTGATAGCTTCAGCAGCAGTACCGTTAGCATATACACCTTGATTATCGTGTTCTGCTTTATGACCAGAGTCAAAGTCAATGATAGCGAGAGCATCCCCACGATCTTCTGTATTGCTAACAAGTTCTCTTCTCAAATCATCTTGAAGAAGACCAGGCATTGAGATAACGTCATATTGAACAACTTCTTTATCACTGGTGATATCAAGTACTTTCTGAACTGAGTAGTGAGCATAATGCCTAGTTGGTGAAGTGCTATCCGATAATGCTTGAGTGCTTGTGCTTGAGAATGGGTCAACAAGAGTGATATCAACACCATCTGTTCCACCAAAGAATGGAGCTTGGAACTGCTTGACTTTTTTAACTTGAATAAGTTCAGCAGAGCCTGATTCGGCAGTCACAGCATCACCAGTAGCATGAGAACCTGCTTTCCAATAGTAACGGTTAGAGTTAGAGTCGTGCACGATTTCATCAAGAGTAAAGATGAAACTAGTTTCTGTCTGCGCACCAGCATCATGGATATCATGTCCATTAGCTAGAGGACGAACGAGGTCGATGTAATCATCTTGCTTACGGAAGTATTGTGTAGGTTGGTCATCGCTACGGAATTGTCTTACACCAAATACATCGCTATATTTGTAGTCTTGACCTTTCTTGGAGCCGGTTGTTGTAAGCTGAAGTTCAGGGAAAGTCAGTGAGCAAGTAACATCGACTTGAAGATCTGCAAAGAAACTCTGTTCGTGACCCAAAGCAACAACACTATCCTTTGGTGAAGTTACATATGCAGTTGCCTCACCTTCAGAAAGTTCGGTAGACCCAGAAGTGATTTGGAAGTCTTTGAATTTAGCAGGTCCATAGAATCCGAATGGAAGTGTATATTTATCATCGATACCAGCTTTCCAATCATCAGCCATCTCAACATAAACATAGTTTGAGTTGTTAGGGTAGTTTCCTTTAACAACATATTTTTCAGTAGCTGTATTCCACTCTTGGAATGTATCACCAATTTTCTTTCCAACGAAGTCATCGGAGTTTTCATTGAGGTTACATCCACTGAACTGTTCTACAATTTGACCACCGTTATCAACGATAGATACAGTGAAAGTAGAGTTAGGGTTCTCTTGGGTTCCAAGAAGAAGGTCAGAGATACGAGCAACGTATGCTTTCTGGAAGTAGTCACCAGTATGAAGAGAATTCAAACGGAAAAGCTTCTTCATATTTGAAGCACTGTATGAAGCAGTTTCTTGTTGAGGACTTGGGTCTCGTGCAATGAACCAACCTGTTTTAGAAACAGAAGCTTCACCTTCGTGGTTTGCAAGGTTATTATCGTCAGCAGAACCAGAAGTCAATGGAAGAAGGATAGCATATTGCTTACCGTTAGCTTCCGAATCAGCAGCTAATAGAGTTTCATAAACATGTGTTTCGAATGTTTCACCCAAGAAATATTTTTCTGTATTGACTTGGTTGATACCATTAAGTAACTGTGGATTTGTGTTAAGTTTGTTACGAATGAAACCGTTCTTGTTAGCAACGTTGAAATCAACAGGATACTTTTCTGTTGTAGTGCCATCATGAATCTCAATGGTAATACCAGCAAAGAACTTAGACTCACACTGCATCAATACACCAACAGATGAAGTTGTATCTAGAGTACCAGCGATAGTACCGGATAGAGATACCGCAGCGCCTTTGGTGTAAATAACCGCTCCGAGCGTACCATTTGATTCCGCACCAGCACTTGCAGAAGGCATAATGAAAAGGCCGTAAGCAGCAGAAGTCCCAGCCTCAGTTGTGTCAAGTGTTTCACCGGTATTCCAACCAGCAGTAGTATATCCTGAATCTTGATTAGCAGAATCTTCACCAGCAAGACGAACAAAAGTCACAGGGGAAGTCTGTGTGCTCAACCATGCTTGTGCAGCATAGAGTCCGTAAGTTGGAAGTTTTGTGTTGCCTGATCTCCAAATATCGCTATTGGCATCTTTACCGCTTTGAGGGCGACCAAAAACTGTGTATAGATCATCCAAGTTCTTAACACGAACTGGTTGCATTGCTGGCCCACGAAAGGCTTGACCGATAATAAGAGCGCCATCTTCAGTTGTCTCAACGGCAACTTGACTCTCATCAACTTCACGAAGAAGGATGTCGGGTGATATAAAATCAAATTTACTAGGCATTAGTATCTCCTTAATATGTTATTCTCTATAAATAGTGCTGTATTTTCTCAAACGAACTATTCGCGATAGTCTTTGTCTTTCTTTTTCCATGGAGCTTTATCACCAGTGATAACACGCTCTCTGGATATCTTAACTTCAACCGCATTTTCTCTAATGGTTATTTGCGGCTTTTCTCTGTTGACTCCGTCTCCAATCAAGTAGCCGAGAACCTTAATATTGATTTTGGTCTCAAACATTCTTTCATCTTCGTTGAGTGCTGTGGTGTTTTTGTTTTCAGCAAAGTTGCCATCAATAAAAGCTTCATAACGGTGACCATCGTGATTAAACAAGAAACTGTTCAACTGCCCTGTTCTCGTGAAGAACGGTGTCATTAGGTCATTCATTTGCTGTTGGTATTCTGTTCTCAAGGTGATTGAATACATAACCGTTACATATGTTGGTATTGGAGATGTAAGAAACTCATAGACAATCTTTTGGTTGTCGTTTGGCTTACCGGTCTCGGAAGCATTGCTCTTAGCTCTCGCAACTTTTGCATTGGCATGGTTTCTTGTTTTCTCTTGTCCAATGCGTCTTGCTCTTGTTATAACGCCACCTTTATAGTCTCCAACCTCATACATGTGTGCTTGAAAGGAGCCTTTGAAAGCAGGATCTTTGTTGATAGAGTCTCGGTTGATTGTTATGAGAGGAAGCTTGAGTTTGCCAACAGAGTCACGTATCTCTTTATTATTTTTAACTTGAGATAGCCTATCTGTGCCAAGCCATATAACAGGAGCCTTTTGAAAGCCTGCATTTGTCGTTGTATGGAGATCAAGATTTTCATTGATGTAGTTATACATACCAAGATCTATTGTCTCAATGGTTGAGGGTTCTAATGTTTCTACTTTATTCGGCATTGAATACTCCATCTCTTGCTCTTATACATTCGGCTTGAATCTCAAAGCGATGCTCCACTTGACCAAACAGAAGTCTCGGTTCAATCAGTTTTACAATCTCGTAATATACTTCACCATATCTTACGAAGTCGCCTTCTCTTACATAGAGGTCTTGGTCTTCCGTTAAACGTCTTTTGTGAAAGTTAACCTTTATCTTAGTTGCTTTGTCGATAGCAACGTTGTCCATGAATGATGTCTCAACCCCTTGGAACTCAACGAGAGCATGAACTCTCAAAGGAGGAAGAAATGTCTTCTCAATAGCTTCTCCATATAGAGGGTGATAAGCTGTAGCTTCAAGGTCAATAGGGAAATACAGAACCTGCTGGCCAACAACACGCTCAATGATCTCGTCATTGACTTGTTTTACAAGATCACGTTCCTTTTCTCCAAAGAACATTGGAGGAGGAGGGGATGCTGGTTTTTTCCATTTGTTATCTTCTGACACGGACTCTTATCCTCTTTTTATTTTCTGTTATGTTTTGTTGTGGCTTTAGCATTTTCGCTAAATACTTTTCAAGTTCCATTTGCATTCTCTCTGCAATGTCATCAATGCTTGCGTTATTCTTGAGAAAGTCTCCTGTTTTTTCTAGAATTTCTTTTGAGTAATCACTGTACATGCTAACACCAGCCTTAAATTCAATCTCATCATATTCTTCGATCTGTTCTGGAGTTACGTCTCCTCGCTCTGCATGCATTATTACAATGTTTGGGTCTGTTTCTTTGTTCCATGCATCTTGACTTAAAGCTAACTTACCAGCTAGTTCATCATTTCCAAAAATTGTGTTGAAGAACTTAGCCATAAGTTCATAAGCGTTTTGTTGCATATTTTCCGGAATCTTTTCTTTGATCTCGGAAATATCGACGCTGCTTTCATCTCGGAAAGCAATGAAAGAAATATATTCTCCGCCAAAATAATCGTGCGCCTCTTCTTCTCTTTCGTCTTCGGGCCACCAAGAATCTTCAGGAAGACCATAGTCTTTGAGAACGTTTTGAATTACTTGTCTTTCTGATTCAATGACACCAAATTCTTCTAGTTTGTACTCTATCAATTGAATGGGGCCGTTATCATAATAATAATCAAAAGCATCAAATTTTTTCATAATGTCTGGTAATGCCCCTTCAAGACCTCCTAGGTAAGCTGTCTCATCATCTAAGTCATAGCCTTGATAAACAATTTTAATCATCCAACTACCTTCATCATTTCTTTCAACAAATATATTGTTTGATTTTGGTAATTGATAATAATCATAAAATTCCCAATCAACAACCTCTGTAACAACAGAGTTAATTTCAGAACCATTAGCGCCTGGTGCGTTGATTTTAAACTTAACAATCAAATCCCACACATATGTGATTTCTCCGTCATATCCTTCGGAAGTGTCCCAATCAAAGGAAATAAATCCACCAGTATGTTCGTCAAAAATCTCATTTAATCTTCGCCTAATCATTTCCTCAGAACTTCCTCCGATTGAAGCCATTAAAGCTTCTTCGACATCGGGTTCGTATCTAACAGAGGTTCCTTGGAGAACAACGTCTCTATTGAACTTGCGGAACAACATAGGCAAAGTTTGAGCAACAGAGTGACCTGTGTCTTGATAACTTCCGCCATATCTTGTGAAGTTTGATAGAAATATTGTTGGCTTACCAAGATCTTGTGATCCTTGCTTGATAATCTCTTTAACTTCTTTTTCTTGCGCTTTGGAGACTCTATTATTGACAGCGTCTAAAAACCCCGGAACTTGTGGGCCGTAAATTTTTCCTTGTGGTACCGCAAGCCTTATTGGTTCTGAGTTTTCGTCTTTATGAAACGCGACATTTTTGATTCTAATTCTAGAAGTTGGAACTAGTAAGTGAGCAGTTGCATCTCGTCGCATTTGATCAAAAAATATTTCTTGATCTCCTTCAACATCTAATGACTCTTGTGTTGGAGGAAACATTATGAAGTTCTTTGCCGGAACAATGTAGGCAATCATTCCATTGCCATACGCTTCAGAAAGAGCGCATTTATTATAGTCATCAAAACCCATTTCACCTTTCATACTTGGAAGAGAATGACAAGATCTGATGCTTTGGTGATCGGACATTCTAAAGACATCAACAGGATGGCGAGAATAGATTATGTAATTTCTCTCAAGGTATTGATCCATGTTTCTAACAAGATCATCAAAAGATTCAATAGCATATTTTGCAAAGTTTTCAAAAGATTCAAAATCGATTCTACTTTTTGTGAAGAATTCCTTCATTGTTAAGGAGGTAGATGTACCAAGCCAATAATCTTGAGCATCATAAAATTTCATAACCTTTCTGTATTCGTCTGCTGTGTGTTTTACAACTGGGTCACTAATTTTTGCTGGTAAAGAATATTTAGCTTCAGCAGGAAGTTTATCTAGTTTGCCTATTTTTGAGAGTTTTGCGTATCTTTTGGCTGCTTCAAAATGTTCTGCTCCGGCTTCTCTTTGAATTTTGTTTCTACTATTGTTAACAAAGTTGATAATGCCACCTAAAACCTTTGGTAAATTAAGAGTGATTGTTTTTCTAGAAACGCCTTGGTTTCCTTTTCCATCAATGAAATGAGAGACTTTTGTTTTGGAGCAAAGAATTTTTCCGCCTTTGACTTTACCAGCTAGTTTGCCTTTTGTTTCATCATGATATTCTAGATTGGATGCTGGATCTACTTGCCACCCAAAGGCATTGAGAGCAGAAATTGTGTTAGCTAGAGGTGTCTCTTTTTTGAGACCAGAAACAGGTTCGATAATTCTATAGGAATTTCCAAAGATGTTTCCAAAAGGTAATTCACTAACAGGGATTTCCAAAGCATCATTAAGGTATTCAATTTCTTGTTCTGTTGCTTCTTTGAGTTCTTGTTCTTTTAAAAATTTATTCCAATTTTCTAATATTAATTTCATTTCTTATCCTACAAATATTTTCAATGGAGATTCGGCGACAATAGCTTTTGCATTATCAATCATCCCTTTGTCTGTTTCAAGCAACTTAGGATAAGTCAATTCGTCAAGTATTGTCTTTAATTCGTCTCGGAGAGCTTGCTGCTCTTCCTTAGCCTGGCTTAATAAGTCCGACGCGTTTAAGCTCACATTCTCTCCAGGAATCGGCACGTTTCCACCAAACTTTCCACGCACCTGTCCGAGTGTTTCTTTAGATAGAGCGAGTGCAAATCTTCTGATCCATTGATGACCAATTGAGTTGATGTTCTCATATGGAATATTCTCAAATGGTAGAGTATTCATGTTATTGATGCCATCTTGACCGCTGTTATTATCATCTTCCCAAATGTCTGTATTATCAACCGTGAATCTAAACCAGAACTTCTCAGGTGAGACAGTATCTGGGATAGGGTAAATTCTTAGCTTATTATTGATAACCTCGTAGCTATAATGCGATGTACGAGTATAAAGGTGGTCTTCATATGATATAGCTTGAATCTTGTTTTGCCAAGCCGGAATTACCTGAAATGACGAATCATCAGCATACTGTCCATAAGTATGCATATCACCAACAACATTAAGTCCGCCATAGTATCCATAGAATCTCCACATTTGACGTGGCGTTACATAGAAGACTTGACGTATCTTAACTCTTTTATCTCCAACAATAGATGGAAACGAAGAAGATACAATCTCTTGAAGATCATAATCTTGCTGTTCAGAAACGGTATCAAATGAAGCAGAGTATATTGTCTGTTCTCCACCAATACCAGCTTCTGTTGCAAACTTGTTGCCTATCTGAAACGCAACTTCAAAGTTAAGCTTTGGATATTTAAGTTGAACATTTTCTGGGCCTGTAGCAATCTCACCTCTATGGTTGAACGAGCCTGTGGTTCCACCAAGAGCGGAGCCAAGGATGTTCTTTGATTGATGGATGTTAATGAGATATGAGTACTCAAGAACAGCATCTTCAAAGTTAGCGTATACGTTTTCTTCTGTAAGTTCGATATCTAGAACGTCACCACCCAAGCGCTTATAAGTAAAAGCAACCTGAGCGGCAGCACCAGATAAGAACTCATCAGAACTTGAGTATACACCTAAAGGCAAAGCATCAGCTACATTTAAAACATTACCCGTTGCTGGCAATATAATAGCTGATGTTTGAGATGTTGGTGTTAGTGTTGGTAATGACATTCAATTCCCTCCGAGTCGTAGTAAATAGTTTTATTGCTACTCTTCGGACTTCTTGGAACGTTTTGATTTGCGCTTAGGCTTGTCTTCTTTCTGTTCTTCAGCAGCCTTTGCTTCTTTTTCAGCAGCAAGTTTAGCAGCCTTTTCTGCTTCTTCTTTTGCTTTCTTTTCAGCAGCAGCTTTCTTTGCTGCTTCTTCAGCAAGACGCTTGGTTTCAAGTTCTTTTGATGCTTTCTCAGCAGCAAGTCTTTTAACAAGAAGTCTTTTTTGTTTGGGTTTCATATTGAGTCTCCTTAAATGAATATTGTAATTAGTTTAAAAAAAGAAAACCCCCAACCGAAAGGAAGGGGGCTCTTATGAGTTAATCTAAGTTATAGATTAAGCTCCAGACTCTCCGAAGATCTCTTTTTTTGCTGCCATTAGTTGTTGGATTTTTTCTTGATAATTACATCCGCCGAATTGCTCAATAAGTTCTTCTGTGGTTGGTTGGATTTTAACAACTTCATATGCTGCTTCTTCATCTGGAAAATCATAGCTAGGGTCTTCAAAATCCAGCATTCCCCAAGATTCTATATCTAACCAGCCCTTTTCGCCTTCGGTATCCCAATAGGTTCCCTCCGGCTCATAATACACTGCGACATGGCCGATCATTCTACCGTGGTTTTTCCACATGTACTTGTTTGCGGCCACAACAAGGGTTCCTTCGCCATCAAATAAAACATTATTAATAGCCATGGCCGCCTCGGCACAAGCCCCGCCAAATCCCTTTATATTGGCTTTTTCTAATATTTTAAATACGATATCTAAATCTTTCTGTGTTTTTGGTGCACCCTGATATTCGGCTAAGTATTTTCGCCAACTTTCAATTATTACTTTCATACAAATAATTAGTTTAAAAAAAAGAAAACCCCCAACCGTAATGGAAGGGGGCTCTTATGGTCTAATCTAAGCTATAGATTAGGACGCTCCGGACTCTCCGAGAAGGCCACGGACGATTACAAGACCGTACATGTCAGGGCGTACCATTTTCTTCGCATAGCGAGTCATGACACCCTTACGAGGTACGAAATCCTCTGGGCCAAAGATTGTAGGAGTAGTTTGGAGCGGTACATACGGAGCATATACATATCCAGACTCAAGGAAGCTATTTCCTTTACGTCCTACAAGAACCACATTACGTGGGAAGTAAGGATCAACGATAACGTCGAACTTACGGCTGAGAGATCCAACCTTAACAGCACCGATATCACCCTTGTCAGCATCAGCAGTTACGTTTGCACGGAATCCGCTAGTGAATTCAAGAATGTTAGCAACTTCAGGAGAAACGATTACGAAGTTCGCTCCACCACGAAGTGTCTTACGGTGGATTTGAGCAGAAACGTCATTGATAGTTTCAATGAGAGTCTCATACCATTCGCTAACTGTACCGGTGAAATCTGGAGCAGCAGCAGATGCACCAATCTCAGCACCAGTAGTGCGGTTAACAAAAAGACCAGGTGAACGCGCCCAGTAGTAAGTTCCAGCAGTAGCGCCTTTGATGAGGTCTTCAAGGATCTCACGGTCGATTTCAAGAGCAATTTGCTCAGAAAGGATAGAAGTCAATTCTACTTCAGCATCCAAGTTGTGGTAAGCGTTCAAGTCTTGTCCAAGTTCTGGAGTCCACTTTGCTTTCAACTTCTTGGTCATTGCTGTGATAGCAATTGAATCAACCTTGATATCGATTTCAGGGATGTTTTCGTTTCCTTCAAGTCCCCAATAATCTGTACCCTTGATAGCACCAAGAGCAAGTCCTGAAGTTGTAAGATTATCAGTTTGTGTCCACTGAATTTCGTTACCAGCATCATTCATAGCAGCAATCATGTCAGTTGACAATTGTGCTGGAGTACCAGAAGAAGCACCATCAGTATCAGTACCAACGAAAACCAACTTGATACGCTCGTTAGCTGCATCATAGCTGCTCAAACGACGGATAAGACGACCGTGATATCCGTTAGAACCAGAAGCAATACCGTTTCCAATAGAAGAAGAAACGTTGATAGCAACAAGGTTCTTAAGGTTTACTTGGTCAAGACCGCTAGCAAGCACAGAAACAACAGCGAACTCAGTAGAGCCAGAAACGAAGTCTGGATCAAAACGAACAAGTTTGTCGTTAGAACCACCAAATGTGTCTTTACCACCATCTTGTGCAGTCAAAGTTACAGCATTAGTAGCAGAAGAACCAGTTGGAGAAGAATAACCGTTGTTCATTCCGTAAGGACCAACATCACGGTCAGCGTCGATACCATCAAGCGTAACACCTTCTGAGATTTCAGAAGCAAGTTTATCAGTACCATACAAAGATTGTCCTTGTGCATTTCCAAGACGCTCACGGTCAAAAGAAAAATCAAGGAAGAAAATGAGACCAGATGGAAGGCTCATTGGCTGAACAGATACAAGATCGTTAGCGATAAGTCCGGCGAATACACGACGAACGATTGGGAATGCAACAGCAGCGAAACCTTCTACGTCTCCACCAGCCATTGTGTTAGATTCGCGAAGAAGTTCCTTCGCTTGGTTTTCAAGCAAACGAGCCATAGTTGACTTCTGATGCTCATTTTGAAGACCTTCAAGTAGACCGGTTTTTCCCCACTTGGAAAGAAGAGCAGAGCCTTCCTTCTTCATGTCACGGTTTACGATGCCTTCTGTAAGTGTTTCAATAATAGACATTTTTTAACCTCCTTAAATATTGTTATTTAATGCCCGCAAGTTTTTTCATCTGCTCTGCAAATGTATGCTCGGAAGATTCATTAACTTGCTGTTTTTTGCGTGGAAGAATTCCAGATAAGTTAGATTTTCTCTGTACAGACTCGCTTAGGGTTCTGGGTGACTTGTTTTCAGTACCAGAAGTTACCGTAGCATTTAGAGCCTCGTGAAGATTCTTAGCTTCTTCGGGAGTTCTTGCCTTGGCGATGGCTTCAACAATTTTATTTTTTTGTCGCTCATTCAAGGAGGCATCGCCTAAAGTTTTGTTAGAATAAATCAATTTAGCGTTGGAAAGAAGTGTCTCGTTGAGTTTTTGAGAAAGCTTCTCAACAGCGTCTTTATATTGCTTATTCTTCAATTTAAATCGTTTGAGGATTTCTTTAAGGTCCTCATTTTCCTTTGCCTTTTCTTCGGCTGCTTCTTTAGCTTTTTGCATCTCCATTTCATATTGGAGAGTTGGTTCGAATGTTTCATGATATCCAGTCTTTTCTTGACCCATATCTACGGTCAATTCTTCTTCGATGACTTCAGTATCATCACTATACATTTCGTTCATAAGATTCATGATCTCATTTACAAGAGCATCTTCATCTTCTTCTTTTTCTTCTTGGAGTTCAAGCCCTAGATCTAATTCATCATCACCACCTTGTTCAGGAGCTTGTTCTCCGCCAAGGTCAAGGTCACCAAGCAATTCTTCTGGACCTTCAAGTGAAGACTTCGGAGCATCCGCTTCACCAGAAAGCTCTGCTTTGATGGCATCTAAATCTAAAACAAATTCATCAGATGGAACTTCCATAGTCATTTCAACAGAACGGTCATCATTCATGGGATTACCAGCAAATGGAACCCCTTCAATATTACCAGCACCCATTTCAGAACCACCACCCATGGCCATTCCTTCTTCTTCTTGAAGCAAATCTTCTTCTGTAAGATCTGAAATTTCTGATTCAGAAACAACAAATGGTTTTGTTGATTCGTTTTGCAGTGTATATTTGCCACCCTCAACTTCCATTACATTGTAGATTTGTCCTTCATATTTTACTTGTTTGTGAGAAGGTCTAGAATCTGATTCCAAAAGACTTTCAACTGCATCTTTAATCTGTGGTGCAAATTTCTCAATAAGTGCTTGCTCTGCGTTTTTGAGAGCAGCTTCACGCAACGCCTGTGCGTCGACGATAGCTTGTTCTAACATTGAAGACATTAAGTTAACTCCTAAATAATACGTATCATTCTAAATAGTGATAACCCATGGAAAAAGCCAATTATACAACTTTATTGATAATATTCCATCCACTGGCTCCAACACACAACAATGTAACGGCTCCTCCGTCTGTATTTATGACGTAATCTTCATTGCCACTAATATAGTCTCCAGATGCTGCGTTGATGGTTACATTGTTCGTACCAGCCATACCAGATATGTCTGTTATAATCAAAATTCGTCCGGCATCATCATTCGTCGGAGAAGGTAGATTAATTGTTCTAGAAGACCTTGTATCGACTGTCAAACAATGATGGTTGTCTCCAACAGAGAAAGGTGAAGAAGAAACAAGGTCAACTTGAATCTTTCTCTGCCCACCGGTTTGTAAGCCTTTGGATATCTCAAGATCTCCGGAAGATCCTAGAGTCATTAGCGACGTACCAGTCGTATTGAGATTGCCCATTCCATTTGTGCCATAATATGGAATATTGTTTTTCCATTCAAAGCCAGCCGAGTTATATTGTGAAAAGAACACAAGCTTTTGATCACTGTTTGTTGTGTTTCCGTTGAGAGCGATACCAGCAAAGTGAGAATTGTTCTTCATTAAGGTAAAGACAACGTTCTCAACTGTTGAACTGTTTGAGATATATCCTAAACCTTCGCCTGATGTATAGTTTCCGATAGGGAGAGTATCTTTGTTGATAGAGATACCGAAGCCACCCTTATCATATATTGGGTGCGTTCCACCTAACTTAAGGGATTCAAAGGCTACTAGATTGTTTCCTTGGATATTTTCAAACCTATGTGTAGAGCCGCCAATTGACGCTCCACCATTTGTAATAGGAATGATACCAGAAGACCCAATGACCATTTGATCTTGGACTTTTACTTGATTATTATAACATTCGATAGCAACATTATCAATATCCCCGGCTTTTGTTACATAAAATTTAAGCCTACCGTCTCCATCTGAGTCGGTTTGTGCTAAAATGAGAGCAGAGCGCTTAAGTGTAGAAGAACCTGTATGGGCAAAGAATGCTATTCTTGCTATTTCATCGTTTGTATTAACTCCTCTTGGTGCCGATGGCGTGCCTCTAGTTTTTGTAAAAGCCCAATAAGATCCACCTACTGAGTCTGCCGCTGTATCTACTGAAAATGTAGCCGACTCATTGATATCTCCAATAACTTGAAATTTATGTTGAGGTTGTGTTGTTGATACCCATTCATCACTAGGACTTCTTCCTCCTCCAAGTTCCATACCAACACCAATAGACTCTTTACCAATCAGAGAACCAGATACTTTGAGGTTGAAGTTTTCGTCAACAAGAATACCCGAATTACCAGCAAATGAGCCATTATCGTTAAATTGAACCTGTCTATCTGAACCACCGGGAGGGTTTGCCCCTGAGCCCGTCGCTGGTGCTTGGAAAGATAGATTACCATTCCCGTCTGTTGTGAGAACTTGATTTGTATTTCCATCTGTTGTTGGAAAGGTAAAAGTGTCATTAAATGTAATATTTCCTTGTGAACCTGAAATCTTAATTCTTGACTGCCCAGCCGTTTTAAGATCAATGAAATCTTCATCAAAGTCAATAAGGGTATCCCCCTCTGCATCATTTTGTGCCTTTATATCTCCGAACTTTCGTTCACCAACTGAATATTTATAAGCCATATTTTGTTCTCCTCATCTATCTTTAAATAGTAAAAAGGGCCGAGCAAAGCCCGACCCCATATGTGTTTTATATTTGATTTTATTAACTAGAAACCAAACCTGCTTTGATGTTATTGAGTTGAGCAGAACTGTGGAACCCAACACGAACTTCAACATCGTCACCGGTGGTAATAGTACCGATACCAGAACTATCGACTTCCCAATATTCCCCATCGTCACCCTTTTGGTAAACTTTGAAAGCATGAGTTCCATCACTCTGGTCTTCCCAGACCATTTTAAAGTTATTATCTGCATCACCAGAATCTGGTGCAGTAAGTGCTCCGTTCGTCCAGCCCCAATGTGCTGTATCTCCAGAACTTTTGTCAGAAGCAAACGGACTAACAAACGCTCTAGAAGCAGCAGCAGAAGAATTGCCATTAGATGTCATATGGATCTTGTAATTTTGTGTCTTAAATAAAACACCGCCTTTGAGTGTTGAGCCAACATAGAAAGTAACGTAAGCATGGGTCCACGCACCATTTGCAGGCCCGCCACCAGGACGTGGTGCTGCGATAACTTCAAGATTATAACCAGAGCTTAGAGTAAATGTATCACCTGTAGCGGCTCCGATCCATGTATCTGAGGTAACTGAGGGCTTCAAGGAGTCGTTTGTTCCATCACCATCCATATCCCAAGCGGTCATATTTGTTGTATTGGTGTATGACATTACAGAAAGACTAGCATCCGGATCACTTGAACCACTACCACTAGAAACAGTAACTTCGTGTTCGTGTCTGGTGTATTCTGCGATAGTTGTATAAGCATCGGACATTCTCATGATACGCATTTCAACTTTATCAACAGAGCCGCTAGCTGGTGTGGGCTCTGATTCTCCTTCCCAATGAATAGCAGATCCAGTTCCATTAACCTTAACAGCATTCGGAATATAACCAGTTGCTCCTTGGTCTAGAACCAAAGTTGCTTTTGTGGTCTCATTATTTGAGATAGTGAGTTCTGTAAATGCAGCAGTGAAATTGGCTGCAATGCTACTGTGATAGAAAACGTGAGAGTTGCTACAATCGTGTGTAGTATCTCCGGTTGCTCCAGTGATTACATTGAGAGTCTCAACCAAAGAAGCGTCTCCACCAGCACCACCAGAACCTGTAGCATCTGTTTTCCAATAAATACTTCCAGCACCATCAGTAGCCAATACTTGCCCTGCTGTACCGTCTGCTGTAGGTAGTGAGAAAGCGTCTCTCATTTCAAAAGAGTCGCAGATAACATCAAGTGAATCGTTTGTATTGAGACCAGCAACTGCGGTACTCACAACAGTCCAGCCAGTACCGGTTGATTCTAGAACAACTCTTTGGTTGTTAGTGCTGATTGTCAGGCTTGCACTTCCATCAATATCTTCACCAGAAGCAGCATTGATAGTGACATTATTAGCAGCAGCATCTCCAACTGTATCTTCAACTGAAATTTTACGAACAGCACGAGGTGCATCTGCGAGGTTAATTGTTTTTCTAGCAGTTGAATCAGCAAGGATTCTCCAACCACCAAGCGGTGCAATAGTATCACCGTTTGCATCTGTAATAGGCATAATATATCTCCATATGTTAGTTTGTATTAAATAGTATTTTGGGAGTAGAAAAGAAGCCGGTCAACAAATAAATGCTAACCGGCTTTGACATGTCAAGCAATGCTTTGACTAGTCGATGAAATTAGAACAGTTTCCAAAGGTTAGTAGCAACATATACAACTTCAATAGCAGCATTTGGCGACTCAAGAATGATTGAGGAAACCCCATCAATAGTATGAGAGCCTTGTGCGCTGATTGTGATAGTGTAAGAATTAGAGCAATCCGCTGGTGCTTTAATCTTTACAATATCTCCAACTGAAGGAGCCAATGGTAAGCTTACGCTCTTGGCTTGGCCAAGTGTAGCGAAGTAGTTATAACCATTGTCAAGTGTTTCTCCGTTATCTGCAAGGTTAACATTCTCACGAATATCACCAGCAAAAACTTCACCAGAGATTGTAGAAGCAGACAAGTGCGCTTGTAGAGTAACACTCTGTTCGAAAACAGCGATACCACGAGCACTTAGAGAACCGTCAACAACAACGTCATCGCTAAACAATGCGTCTTCATCAACAGTAAGTCCACCACGAATACTAGTAGAAACACCGCTAGCAGCAAGGTCAACTTCACCAGCAACATCCAATGTACCAGCCAAAGATGATGCACCGGCGATAGTGAGGTCACCACCAGCCTGTAATGCTGCAGAAGCCGAAACTTCAACCGCAGAAACATCAGAAGAGTCAGCAGTAATACTACCCTCCTGAACAAGGGAACCGCTTAGTACAGCAGTGCCCACCTGAAATTTATAAGCCATATCATAATTCCTCCCAAAATTTTAAATATAGTTAAGTAAAAAGGGGTCGGGCCATAGACCCGACCCCAGCAAGGTATTCTTGCGAACAAGAATTAGATTACGAAGTAGTTAGAACCATCTGAGATAATGCTAACAGCAGCGCCTTGAGATTCAAGACGAATCTGGCCAGCACCTTCAAGTTCTTCAGCACCAGCAGGTTCGATTACGGATTCACCGGAACCGATACGCTTGATCTTAAGAACAAGACCTTCCATCTGGCTAGCAGCAGGAAGAGTGAAAGTTTGCTCTGTAGCATGATCCAAAAGGATTTGAGTACCGTTATCAGAATCGATAGCCGCACCAGCAGAAAGAGTCTGAATGCTTTCAACCATAGCACCAACAACTTCACCGTAGAAACGAGAAGCCTTGATTGGGTGAGAGAATTCGAAACCGTTTACGCCAGTATCAACTTCAGCAGTCTTCATAGAAGCCCAACCACCATCAACATCACCGAACTCAACACCGTAGTTGTTAGCGAAAGCAGAACTTCCGGAACCAACAGTGATAAGAGCATCAGAGATAGCGAGGTTTGTAGTTTCGATGTAAGTCAAAGAACCTTGTACATTCAAGCCACCTTGGATCTCAACGTCACCAGAGAAAGTGCGTGAACCAGCGATAGTACTCTTAAGAGCAACACCGTTAGCAGTAACTTCAAGAGCGTCTGCATCAACAAGAACGTCTGCAGAGAAAATACCAGTGCCAGAAGCATAAGACATATCTACAGAGTTAGAGTCACTAACAGAAACAGAAGCACGAGAACGAGCCTCAGTGAAGTACAAGTTAGCAGCACCTTCAGCCAAATCGTCTGTGTCAGCAGCAGCCATCTTAGAATCCCAACGAGCCTCTGTGTAGTAAAGGTTAGAACCTTCAGCCAAATCAGAAGTGCTGAAATCGTTAAGCTCAGCAATTTTGCTAGAAGCAATTGCACCGCTCAACATTGCATTAGTTACACCAAGTGGTTGGATAACAGCAGAGAACTCACCAGCAGAATCGTAAGACATATCGATAGAAGTACTATCAGCTACAGAAAGAGCAGCATGTACACGAGCGTCTGTGTAGTAAAGGTTAGAACCTTCTGCAAGATCACCAGTATCTTTTGCCGCAAGAGCAGAATCAAAACGAGCCTGTGTATAATACAAGTTAGAGCCTTCAGCCAAATCACCTGTATCGAAAGCATTCAATTCAGCAATTTTAGAAGAAGCGATAGCACCAGAAAGCATAGCATTGGTGATACCGAGAGCCTTAACGCGGATACCTTGAACAGCGTCGATCTCCAAAGAAGAACCGTCAACGATAGCGTCTGCAGAAAACTGACCAGAACCGTCATAAGACATGTCGATAGAGTTAGAATCTGCTACAGAAACTGCTGCGTGAACGCGAGCGTCTGTATAGTAAAGGTTAGAGCCTTCAGCGAGGTCACCTGTATCAGCAGCAGCAAGTTTGTTGTCGAACATAGTTTCACCGCGAGCAGTTGTCCAGTAAAGGTTTGAACCTTCAGCAAGATCACCTGTGTCGGCTGCAGCCATTTTGCTGTCCCAGCGTGCTTCTGTATAATACAAGTTAGAACCTTCGGAAAGGTCAGAAGTACTAAAGTCATTAAGTTCTGCGATTTTAGCAGAAGAGATGCCACCACTCAACATAGAGTTAGTTACACCACCAGCAGCAATACCAAGATTACCGCTTTGGTCTTCCATACCGTCACCAGCGATACCAGAAGCATCAGTAAGATCGATAGTAGAAGCATTAAGTTGTGAAGATTCTGCAGTAACATCACCTTCTTGAATAACGGACCCACTCAAACGAGCTTGTCCCAATTGAAATTTATAAGCCATAAAAAATCCTCCAAGAAAATATAGCTAAAGCCCATGTGGGCTTCAATATCTAAGTAGTAGCTAGGAGTCTCAACGGGAATTAGTAGATGAAGAATTTTTCAGAACCGTCACAATAGATATTGATTGCTGAATATGGTGATTCAAGTGTTACTGAAAGCACTCCATCGATGGTTTGTGAATTTGTTGTCAAAATTGTAATATTATTGGTATTTGCGTTTCCACCTTCATCTTTGATGGTGAAAAACTGTCCGCTAGAATAGGTTGATGCATCGGGTAGTCTTATTTCTAAAGGAGCAGAGGCATTGACTCCCAAGATACGATCGCTCACAGAAGCGGTAATTGTTGAAGTGACCGCAGTCCTAGAAAAACCAGACGCTCCACCATTAATTGTTACTGTTACGTCTCCACCTGAATTGGTAGCAGTTACACCAGCACCGACAAAATCAAGTGAAGTTGCAGTTGTTGTTAAGGTAGTTCCTTCGTCCTTAACTGTTATTGATCCACCACCTCCAGAGATACCATCAATAACCTCATCAGCCATTTGGCCAACATATAAGAATGCTCTTGCTGTTGTAGGAACTTTTGATAATAGCGGGTCTTGTACAAAGATAACGCCGTTGTAGTAGTCAATACTCCAGTCTATATCATCTGCTGGGAAGATTCTGTTTCCATTCTGATCGTACAAGGAGAGGTTATATTTGTTGGCCGCAGCATTGGATAGAAATGGAGGAACAAGTTGTAGTTTACCTCTCGTATCATATATCTCTTGGCTATCAACAAAGAAACTGGTTCCAGCGTTAGGATTTGAACTACTAACTTCATAATCACTTGGTAGAGATAAATAATAACCATGGTATGTGTTATCAGAATTCTCAGAGCCTCCTGTTCCAGTGTGACTATCTTCATCATAGTCTGTACCAAGAATATAATTTACATCAAACTCTATATACTCAACGGTACCGCTTTGTATAGAAAAGAAAGAGGTTGTATCAACAGTATTCGGAACAGACTCTCCAAAAGTAGTTTGAGTCGTTGCTTGGGTGTTTGAGGGAAAATTCTCGTTATCTATTTCTTTGAGGTTACTGGTGTGTGCTTTACCAAGAACCTTTTTAACCGCAATATTGATAAGTGTATCATTTACTCTTTCGTTAGCCATTTTAGTATGCCATCCTTATCTCAGACAGATAACCTGTCCAATCTTTATGTGCGGTTATTTTAACGACAAAGTATTGGTTGTTATAGATACCTTTGCTTTGGAATCCGAGGTTGACTTGAGCACCATCTCCGTCAACATTTGAATCCAAAGTACCAGTATACAAACCCGCTCCATCAACAGTCAAGTCTTGCTGGTCATCTAGTGGAGAACCTACATCACACCATCCGGTTGATTTGTCATTGTTACCAGTGTAAGTAGGGTCACTTGGAACCTTAAGTTCTACCTTAATATTGTTATTTGCTCCGACAGTTCCATCAGCAGCAATGATTGTTGCATCTCCGAATAATGTAATACTTGGTGAAGTTACAAGAACACCGGAAGTGTTTCTAAAATATCTATAGAACGTTCTTTCGCTCTCGGCCAATCCAGCATCAGAATAGTTTGGATTTCCTGCAGGAGCCTGAAGTCCGGTTGAACCTTCACTATCATTTCTTGTATCCCCAGCATTACCAATTTGTAAAGGAGAAATAGCATATCCATTTATAGTAACAAGACCATCAGAATGTTCAACATAAGAAAGAGTATCGTTCATTGAGACTGTTGAATCCCAAGTATTAGCAGAAGAAGTTACTGCTGCTTGGTTTGCGTAGTTGCCGGATACAATACGATAATCTTCTGAAGTGAAGTATTCGTTTATATTTTCATTTGAAGTGTTAGAGCCAGAGAAAACCATGAAACTGGTTTTTGTTTCACTTGCGCCTCGTGCATATCCACCGTTCTTAAATGGATGCTTGATCTCGGAACGAGCAAGAACATCATAAGCAGTAAACAAACCAAGACCACCACTAATAGAATTGTCTAGTCTAGAATATGTTAGAGAACCGGTCATTTGGAAAGATTGCTCTTCACAGTCATTTGTATTGTTTAGAACAGCCATTGGTATACCATTATTTGATACAGGGGCAGAAGAAGTGGTGATGATACCAGAGCCACTCACGCGAATATTACTAACGGCAAGGTTTGTAATTTGATACATACGAACTGCATCGTTATCATCGCTATATACATTTCTATAGAAGTTATTTGCAACACAAGTGTAACTTGCTGTTGGAGATGAAGCGAAGTATCCAATACCTGATTGATAATATACATCTGTGTGATTGAAGTCTGTCATCGCTGTGTTAGTAACAGATAGGTCATCAACAGAACCAGAAGGGTCAACTACCCATTCAATATAATTTGTTGTTTGATCTCCACTACCTGGTATTCTGTGTATAATTCTGGCGTAGTTCCAGCCTTCACGTTGTTCAGAAGAATCAATATTGTAGGTACCGGTACGATATGGTTTTGTGTAGTGTGGTATACCAGAAAGAGTGCTGAAAGAAACCCCTGAGAGGTTAAACCCAGAGCCGTTTGCATTTGTAGAAGAAATTAAAGCCAAGTCCTGATCTAGGTCAACAGAATGAACTTCAGTTCCATTAATTTCTAAAATAAGATCTCCGACATATCCGTCGAAGAAAGCGTCATCGGGATACCCAGAACCTCCACCAATAGCGTCATTTATCGTGCCTTCAATATCAACCGAAGCAGAAAAAATACCTCGTCTGTTGTCTGTGATATTATAAAGGTCATTTGAGTCAAATGTATCCAGCGGTATACCAGAAGGGGTTACATTTGTGTAATCAGGTATGCTGTTTGATGAGCCAAACGATAAGTTTGCCGCTATACCAGTTACGTCTCCATTAATATCACTTAGTGTTTGCGGAGTTGCTTGATTTTGGTTTGCAGGAAGTGTAAAGGACATCTGCGCGATATAGCCAGACCATGATGCATCACCAACAAACTTAATAACAACATAATCATTAGCAGAAACGTTTAGGGTTCCAAAAGTGATATAGTGAGTATTGTTACCAGAATCAGTATCGTTTGCTGCTGTGCTGATTAAGGCACCATCGCCATCAGAAGTGTTTCCATAAGAAAATGCTTGGCTTATATCCATCCACCCTGTTGTTCCGGGAACTTTGATGTAAGCATTAAGATTTCCGGTTCCAAGAGCAGAATTGTTGAATAGTGTTGCCGATTTGGTTGTTGATATCAACATGTTATATACATCATATGTATTTGTGTTCTGAATCTTTCTGAACCATGTTCTTGTTCCTGTTACACTAGAATAATTTGGATTACCAGATTCTCCGTTTGCAAGAGCAGAAAAGTCTCCACTGTTTGGCAAGTCTGCATCTCGTGGAGAATAAAGCCTTCCACTGAACTCTGATGTGCCAATCTGAAGAAGTCCATTTGCATGATCTCCTGCTCCTTGCTCAGTCATATCCACAAGACTGCTCCAACCAGCCGCTTGGTCTGTGACTGAACCCTGTGTATCATAAGACCCTGAGACTAGTCGTCTTGCTTCGTCAATAAAAGTCTCAGTTGTATTGGAACTTACAGGTGGAGTGTTATCGAATATTAGAAACCCAGTTGCTGTTGCAACCCCAGAGTTATTTAGATTTGCTTTTAAAGGGTGGGTAACATTTATCCCTAGTCCGATGGTCTGCGATGGATATAGAACGCCTTGTAGGTTAAAACTTGCTGTAATAGGCAGAACCTTTGTCTCATCTTCACCAAGTCCGAGGTCTGGAACACTTTGAGCAGAAGGTTGAGTTGCTCTTGTTGTTGAGAACGATATTGGAGTTCCGGTTGGAAAAACATTTCTGTATATGTTGTTTATCTCTGCCTTATAACTGGCTGTGATTTGTGTGTTATATTCAACACCTGAGAGGTAGATACTTCCATTTGTTACAATGTCTTCTACTCTTTCGTTTGAGATTGAGAGTGCTTGTGCTGCTCCATCTGGGTCGTTAACCCATTCGATATAGTTTGAAGCGTAATCTGTTGATCCGATTGTGTGAATAACTCTCAGATAGTTCCAGCCTTTGTTTTGGTCTCCGGAGTCAATCTGATACTTTGCTGTTCTGTATTGATATTGAACCCATTCAGATCCGTTACCATCATATGAAGAAGCGGAGACAGAAACATCAATGAAGCCTGAGTTGCTAGTTAGAGAGTCTGCTGTACCTGACCCTGGATCACCTGCTCCCGTAAATGAACTAAGGTCAACAGAATGTATGACTGTACCATTGAGTTCAAGTTTGAGTGTACCGTTATTTGCTTGCCCGAAAGCATCTGCTGTATACACAACATTAGAATTGATTTCATTAAGAGTGACATCGTAATTTACTGTACCTGTGAATGTCTGTCCGTTATAGATTCCAAGCTTGAAGTTTGAGTCTGCTGTGTCCGCCTCATAAATACCATTTCTCGGAATTGCAGTAAAACCACCTTCTGTTGAAGAGGCAGTGTAATCTGTGATAGGGTTGGAGTCATCAAATGATAATTTGGCTGAGATACCATTCGATTGGTCATAATCAATTGACTGAACCTTTGGCGTTATTGGTGGAGATATGATTTTTAATATCTCATTGAATCTATCAATGGCTGTTCCAATTGGAGTTGTTGGGGTAAAATCTGTATAAAGGCCGTCTGTATAGTCTCCGTCCTCTGCTTCTCCAATAACGCCTGTGGCTTCTCCACCACCTGCTGATGATGTGAGGATAACGTTATTATTTGAATCAAGAGCAAGATAACTTGAAGCATTTGCGCCTGTTCCGGAAGCAAGACCACTAAAGTTTGCTGTCGATGAAGTGACTGAGTTAACGGACATGCTGAGAGTTGAAGTATTTCCAACTGTCAATACATCATCCAAAGAACGGTCTGGGTGTGATATACCTGTGAGGTTAGAACCATCTCCATAAAAGTAAGAAGCAGAGATATTAGCAGATGCGCTAACGTCTCCGTCTACTTCTAGAACATTGGAACCAGTATTGAATATAAGAGCACTAGACCCTGTTAGCCTCTGTTGATCTCTTTTTAATAATACGGACCCCGATGGTCCCGGAACATCGGTGACACCATTACCGTCACCAACGTATGCCCAGCCGAATTCAGCCATTTATCCTCCCTTAGCCTACACCAACAGAACCAGACCAGTTATTTCCAACTATAGTGCCATCTCCAGCGAGTAAATTAACCCTTTCAACTGGAATATTTGTAAGACCTGCAACTATTGAAATATCAGTTGTAGCATCTAGATATAGCTCAGTTATCTTGAGATGCAAAGGTTCAGTTGAGGATTCACCAGGAACAACAAAGTTTTCTGTGCCGCTCAATCCCAACTCTGAAAATGCGATGGTTCTATCGGTAGAACCGCTGTTAATAATTTTAACCCAACTCGTTACATATGGGAATTCTACAGTTGTCGTCGAAGGCGTAATAGCAAATGGTCGACCCGATACTTGATATGAGCCGACGTTATTCAAACCGACTGTATATGTAAAACTTGACATAATTTCTCCAAAACTAACTTAATTAGTGTTTTTTTTATCTTTTTGTTCTTTTTTCTTTCGACGAGCAATAGCACGTTGCTTAGCACGTCTTTTAACATCTGATTTCTTTGTGTGATGTCTTCTCTCTCTTACTTCTTCCAAAAGTCCGAGTTTCTTGATCTTTCTTGTGAAACGTTTGATCAAACGATCACCGCTTTCGTTTCTACGCGGTTTAATTGTTAGTCTTGAAGCCATTAATCCTTTCCTGATAGTTTCTGCCAGATCTTTGCTGAATGACCTGAGAAAATGTTTGATATATCAACTCCGGGGTCATTTGGAGCAACACTATCAAGTGGTCCTTGTCCATGACTAGATCTTGGAGCAGGTGTAGGTGTTGTGCCTTCGAATAGATCAACACCATTATAAGCATCTTTACCTATTGAATCAAGGAGTTGACGCTTTCTCATTTTTGCTTCTTTCAATTTTCTCTCACGTTCAGCGAAGTCTTGTTTGGGTTGTTTGGTCTCAACAATTCGTTCAGAACCAGAGGTGCCTTTCATAACTTCGCTTATAATAGTAGAAAGAGCGCCCTCTTCAAAGATCACCTCTTTGATGCACTCTTTAATTAGCGGCTTTAGCATATTTTTCAATTCGTTCTTTTTCATTTATTCTCCAAAGGGTAGTGGCATTTGTTCGGCTTCAAATTGAGCACCTTTAACTAGTGATGTATACTTACCGTCTTCTGAGGCATGAAAGTATACTTGTTCTGCACTAACTAGTTTTTTTCCATCTATGTGAAAGAATTTGTTCTCTCCAAATGGATTGAACCCAAAAGGCACAAAGTCTTCAAGATCTTGTCCTTCCTTGGTCTCAATCACTGTACCAGAAACACCAGCAACCAAAGTTCTGTGTCCGGTCTGTGCTACTTTTTCTGCACCAGCTTCACTAATTTGAAACACTATTGGGCTTCCAAGACGAATACAATTAGTGTAATAGAGAGGGGAACCTTTTCTGTTTCCTTTATTGTTAACTCCGTAGAGACCAATCATACCGTTCTTGCCTTGATTTCTATGAGTTCTATTTGTATGACTCCATAATCTTTCACCTATTAGGTCGTCTCCATCTTTATAGTTCTCAACCGGTTTTAGCGAGTCATAATACTGCTCGTCTATCACCGCTTGCAATTCTTCTTTAACAATATTCTTTAGTTGTTCTGATGTGATTTCCATTAGTCTTCCAATATCTTCTTAAATAAATCATCAACAATGTTTTGTTTTGCTTCGTTGATTTTATTCTCGTACATTCCACGTTGAGATTTAGGATATACAAAAGCATTTGGTGTTGATGGCTCGGAAACAATATCAAAACAGATGAGTTCAAAGTCTTCTTGAACAACAATTCCGCCACCCATTGATTCTTTTACAGAGCCAAGCCCACGAGAAGATATTCCAAGTTTAACACCAGCATTGATAAGATCTTTAAGGATACGACCAGAAGGCGTATCAAGGACTTTGATCTTACCCATAACATCCTTACCTTCCCACCATACATCTGTAATCATATGGGAGACATTCTTAAGGTTGATAACAGAATCATCAGGGTGATCAAGTTCACCACAGGCACGATTATCTTGAACAATCTTCTTGTAATTGTCAACTTCACGCTTTAAAACCTTAAAAGGATAAGATCTTCCGTTTCCGTTTTTCTTATCAGCAGTTTGAATACGACCGGACAAATATAGTGTGCCGTTTTCAACTTCTCTCTTTTCTCTCTCAGAAAGAAGATCTCGGCAAATTCCATCTTTGCAAAGTTCGTTAAATTCTGTTAATAGTTGTTTTGGCATTATGGTTCCTCTGCTATTTTTTTTAATAATTCTGTATTATCAATAGATACAATTTCATCAAAACCCTCTTCCACAGAGGGGGGCTCATATCTAGAAATCATACTTTTAATCAATTTTAAATCAATTGTTTTAGATTTTCCCTGTTTTTTTGCTTCTTGATTTCTTTTCTCTGCAACTGCTGCGACAATTTCCGGCGATGGATATTTAAAGTCTACTGCGATTTTCTTATACTCGTCCTCACGTCCTTCAATAGCTCCAAGAGCACCTTTTCGTGCACCAGCGCTCATATTGGTCATATCTACTACAATATCTAAACCACTATCCTTAGCAGCATTAAAATTAGTCATATGTTCAGAATGCACCTCACCATTCGCTTTCATAACCTTTGAATAAACCTGTTTTGGAGCACCTGGCCATTTCATATATGAAGGAGCAGGTTCCACAAACCCATACTTAGAATGATGAGGTATTTTTTGTTTTGTTCCATCTTCAAGCTCTATCTCTTTCTCTTCGTTCGGAGGTATTAATGATGGGTCCACAAACATATCATCGTATGTCCATCCATAACTTTCAGCAATTTTTTCTGCTATAACATCTCTATTAATAATATATGGGTTGGTATCACCAAATGTACTTCTAATCCATGATGATTTGCCAACAGATGGCGGACCGACAAGAACAAAAATTTTCTTCATACCTTCCGTTTCTTCTTTTAAAAATCTTCTCCAAGATTCCATAATCATTTTTGTTTTCACTAAATTCTCCAAAAAATAAGCGGGCGCTACCCGCTCGTGTCAGGACCCTGAACAGCAGCGTCGTACAGGTTGTAGCATCCATTTTTTACTAATCATTTTTAACTCCATGTTTAAAACCGAAATCATCAACCAACATCGATAGTATGTATGATGTACCAGCAGAGATACATCCGCACAAAAATGCGTTAATTAATGAATATTCAAATGTAAATAGTTCCGTAAAACCATTTATCGCCCACATAAATACACCAACCCACCAACCTATGCACAACGGACAGTGAAATAATGTGTTCCATTTCTTCGTGTAGTCTTTCTCTGGTCTCAAGTCTTCGAATATTTTTCCGTAGACGAGAATGAAAGTCATACCATAACAGGCAAGAATAAAATGTAATGTTTCCACGATAACCTCTAGTTTACTAAAGAAGAATATATTTGACCAAATCTATATGAAGCAAAAGAAAACACTTTCTTCTCAAAATCTTCTTTATTTAAATAGTCATTTGATTCATGGTTTGCTTTGTACATATCCAACAAGGTGTCGCCGGCTGAATTATTAACTTTCTCTAGAGAATGATGTGAGGCGTTTTTATCATCGTGTTTTTTATATGGCGTTCCACAGTCATCTTCTGGGTCATCTGGTGTTTCATGTGTTGTGTAATCAAACTCATCATTACCTTTAGCGGTCTTTCTCTTGGTATATTCAGAACTATTGGCCATCTTATTCCATACTCGCTTTGCTCCCGGAAGTGTTCCGGAATACTTATCAGATGTTAAACCGGCTCCATCGGGAATAGCAGCAAAAGCAAGAGAGTATAAGAGTTTACCAAATTCTTGACCTTGCAAAGAAGGTTCGACATAAACAGCAGAGACTTGAAATGTGTTTGGGATACATTGTAATCTATCATCACCGGGCTCTGTTATTTGCATTGCTGCAATATAACCAATAACATAAAAGTCATCAACGTACTTTTGCTTTCTATATAAAACAATGTGATGCTCTTCGTCATCATCATCCCAATGATAAACACACAAGTCTTTTTCTAAATGGTCATCGTCATAAGGAACAGTCGGCGCTGCCTCATTTAAAACAAACTTTCGCCATTCATTCAATATCTTTTTCATCAGTATGTATACCTCCCGTAAAGATAAGGGGCAAAAAGGTTCTTTTGAAGGATTGAGCCTTTCTCTTCTTCGTGTGGAACCTCACCAAGTTCTGTTGCATGCTCATCATCCGGATTCAATAGAGCATCATCCATCAAGTCATCATGAGCTTCTAGAGAATCAGTTAGGGGTTTCTCAACCTTAAACCACTCAGCGATATTCAAAAGAGCGGCTTTAACAGAGTTATATTTCTTTGAATCAAGAATCTTAGCTTCCATTGAGCCATAAATATTACCACCTTGAATAGAGTCATAAGCAACAATACCTTTCTTTCTAAGAAACTCAAACAAACGAGACTCAGCGCCATAAACGTTATCAGTAAGCATGTCTTTTGCAAATGCAATAATCTTCTTTTGTTCTTGCATTAAGACAATATCAATATCTTTGTGATCATATATCATTAGGTTTCCGTCTAGAGACTCTCTAACATACAACTCAAAAGTATATTTGTTGACATCTGTTCTGGCTATATTGATTTTAGTTGTTGGTTTGATATCAATCCCAACTTCATCATCTTGTATTACTTCTGTACCTTGAGGTTTTATGAGATTAACACGAACCATTATAATTCCTCCACAAGATCTTGGATATAAAACAGCTTCTTAACCATTTTCTCATTCAATGGTTTTTGGGTAAAATCTTCCAATATTTCCGAGACTTTTTCAAGTTTTTGACGTTTTTCTTGAGAAAAGGTATCAACACTGCTTGAGAGTTTTTCGGTGAGTTTTTGTTTCAAACTTCCGACTTCTTCGTTAACAAAAGTTTTTAGCCCAAGACCATTGTCTGAGAACGAAACAATATAATTTGTTAGAAGCTTCTTTTGGTTCTCTTTGAGAGAGTTCTTATAAGTTTCATTAAATTTATTGACAAATGTCTTGTATGTGAGATTATCAATATGCTTCATTTCCTTCTCTTGTGTTTCGGAAGGAACAAGCAAGGATTTGACTTTTGTTTCAACAATAAGACGAGATTTAGCATGTGGAATATTATCTTGGAACCAAGCGCCAACTGTTGCAATATCTTTATAGTTTGGAACAAAGTTTTTGAATACATCCGATCCTAGTTGTTGATTTATCTGTGTTATAACTTTTGTTTGAGCATTGAAAACAGATTTACGATCAATGGCATTGTAGTCTTTCTTTGTCTCAACAAGAAAACGATCTGTAAAGTCTTTAGTCATCTTATCTTTGTTTTCCAAGATAGACTTGTAGAGTTCTAAGTCTCGTTGCAATAGAGACCCCTTTACAAAGTTCTCTTTGATAATTTTTACAATCTTTCCTTTTCTTTCTTCTTGTTGTCTTACAATCGCTTTTGTTAGTTCTTTTACAAGAGATTCGTAAAGAAAAGCGGTATTTCTTTTCTTATTGTGCTTCATCTTCTTTTACCTTCTTTAGTAGACTCTCAATCAAGTTATCAACTTGTTTTGATGTTTTAAATAGTTTCTCTTCTTCTGTTTCGTTATCTTCTGTAATTCCACGAGCAAGAGAATCTAAGCCACCAAAACCGGACTTACCTTGAAAAGTTGTTCTATATGTGTTTCCATATTCTCCGGTGGCTTGATTTTTCATCTGTTTACTTCTACCACCTTTTGAATATGATGTTTGATGACGCTTGTATTTGCCACGCTTATATGATGGCTCGTCATCTCGTTTAGCGGGTGGTTCAGCCAAGAGAACATCGTCATTTTGATCACCCCCTTCGGCACCAGGGCTCTCGTCCCCAGCAGCCTGTTCTCCGGCATCACCACCTAAATCTAAATCTCCACCAGTGTCTCCACCTAGGTCAAGATCACCACCTCCAAGATCTCCTAGGTCACCGCCACCGCCTTCAGCAGGTGGTTGACCAGCAGCTTCAAGACTAGCAGCCATTTTTCTATCGTAGAACATTTCACGCTGCATACGAACAAACTCTTCATCAGAAAGTCCGAAGAGGTTCTCAGCAACCCAACGACGAGAGAAATAACCTTCAGTTGCGTTTCCAGCAACAGAAAATTTCTTGTCCCAATGTTCAAGCTCTTGAAGTTCAGCAATCTTTGATGGATTGTTTAACTGTAATTTAAACCCAAGAAGATCATCATTGCGGAAACCCATGGTGAATAGGTGAATGATTCCAATCTTCTCAAGTTCAGCAATAACAACTCGTTGTAGTCTTTGAATTGTTCTTGCGAATCTAATATCTTTTTGTGCAAGTGTTGTTTTATCTTCTTGTGCGCCTTCTCCCATTGTAAGGTAAGACTGTGGTATCTTAAGTGCGGAGAATAGCTTGTCTCTGAGATACTTAACATCTTCAATCGTAGCAGTCATAGCTCCACCGGGTAGGTTCTGTATGTCTGTATTTGAGGTTCCACGAATAGGAATGTAATAATCTTCTTCAATTGATAGTGGGTTGTATCTTAAATCAAGTCGACCTGTTGATGGGTCCACGACTTGATGACGCTTCATTTGAGTCATAACTTTTTGCATGTATTGTTCGACATCTTGTGGAGGAATGTTGCCGACATCAATTTTGAATACGCGTCTCTCTGGAGCACGTACGATTCGGTATGCCATCATAGCGTCTTCTAGAAGAGTAAGTTGTCTCCAAATTCTTCTTGCTGGTTCCAATACAGATGTTCCATAAGGAGCATGTTTGTCGTTTCCTAGAATACGGAAGTGAGCCATTTGCCAATTTTCTAAAGTCATGCCGCCAGAATTCCACTGAAACTGTACATAGTTGGGGTTAGACTCATCTTCGCCTTCTAAGCGCTCAATTTCTTGAGGAGGAAGGCCGATAGCGGCTCTTACACCCATACCCTCTTCGATATCTAAGTAAAGAAAGAGATCTCCGTACTTACACATTGTTCTACACCAACCAAACAGATTGTGTTCAATATTAAGAACATTATGATAAAGATTATCAAGGATTGTCTTGATCTCGTCATTTGGACATTTAATTCTCAACATTGGTTGCAAAGATGAATGAGTTGTCATTTCATCTGCGTAAATATCTAGGGATGATGCACATTCTGGTGTATATTCCATCTGATCAAAGTCAACGTATCGTTCTGCTCTGTTTCGGTTTGATATCATGTTAACTGTCATGATATTCATTGGGTTGTATTCTTGCTTCTTAAATTGTTTACCAGAAGCAGAAGTGAAACGAGAAGCATAAGCATCTAAGTGTCGTCTTCTTAGAGCGCGACCTTGTTGGGTTCTTCTTTGAGTAATCGGACCAGAAAATAATCTTGTTAATGAACGAAAAAGACCATTCTCCGGATTATAGGGGTTACGCCCTAGGTTCTTCTTTCTATTAGCCATTTATTATCCTTTGAATATCCATGCAAAATTTCTTGCTTTATTTAATTCTTCTTTATATTTAGTTTCGAAATCAGCATTATACCCATCTTGCCCTTTTATCGTTGTGTTCATAATGCTCTTTTTCATATACATTCCGTCAATCATAGCTTTCCGATATTCAAGATCTTTTTGTGAAACTTCAAGCGCTGTGTCTCTTACCCAACACATAATAGAGAGACACATGACGATATCGTCGTGATAAGATCTCATTGCTTCTGGCTTTCCGTTATTCCAAATAAAAGTCCTGAACTCATCGAAGGCTCTTGCTGATGGTATCTTGATAATTCTATTGCGGATAAACTCTTCAAGTTTTGCTACAATAAGAGGTCGGGTCTTTGTTGAAGTTGTAAAACCACCAACCGCATTGTTCATAAACTCGCCTTGAGATGCATCAACAAATTCATGGGTTCCTTTTACGGAATAATAAAGATTCTCATATCCCATGTCTTTAAGTTTCTCAAATACAGAAATACCAATACCGTTATTCTCAACAACTAGAAGGCATTTCCCATATTCCATTCCTGCTGAATATAGCATTTGTGAATACATATCAAGCGAAGGTTTGCCTTGATACTCGGCAACTATCTCCATCTTTCCTACATCTAATACATGAAATACAGAGTTGTCAGCGCCATCGCCTCTAGCAACATCGGCAACGAGAAGGTAATGACCTCCATCTCGGTACTTCTCCCATATCCAAAAATTTCTATCATATCCTGTCCTATATATTGGTTCTTTAATTTGTTCTTGCAACCAAGCAATATCCTCTGGATGTATAACTGTATCACCAGAAGTATTGAAGTTGCATTCTAATTCTTGTGCAATTTGACGACGAGACATATTTTTTGTCTCTTTCTTAAACCATGCTTGGTCTCTTTCGGGATGAACGTCCCACGGAAGATTAACCGGTTTGAAATCCGATTCTCCATTATCCGCTGCTACATAAGTCTTATGAAACCAGTTACCAACACCATTCGGAGTTGATAGTGCAATACAGCGTCCACCTGTTGATAGTGTGGGATAAAGACCAGTCCATAGATCGTCAAGACCATCGATATGGGCAGCCTCGTCAATAATAAGAAGTGACAATGCTTCCGAACGACCAGCGTCTCCAGAAGTTGATGCGGCTTTGATTTGTGATCCGTTTGAAAGTTCAAACGATGTTCTGTTGTCAACTTTAATCTTAGCGACCTTCATCCACTCCGGAAGATATTGCATTATGTTCTTAACTTTCTTTACAAGGTTTGCTGCGGTTTGAAATTTTGTGGCTATCACAAGTATGTTTTTATCTCTGTGGAATAACATGAACCAAACAGCATAAGCAGCGGATATCGTTGAAATACCAAGCTGTCTTGCTTTTAGAATAACTGTAAAACGGAAATCGTTAAAATCATTTATCAAGTCGTTTTGATAAGGGTAGGTCTTGAACGGAATAAGTCCGTGCATCGGATGCGAAATACGACAATAATTATTTATGAAGTATTCGGGATCTTTGCCGGACTTAACAATTTCCTTTACGATTTCTTTCTTTGAAAGAGAGAAAGCCATTATTTCCTCTCGTTATCACTCTTCTTGATTTTTTCATTACTAGGGCGTTTTGCAGCCTTTACTTGCTCTAAAAACTTTCGTGTTATTGAACGACTGTTCTCAACAGCAGGATCAAGAATAGGTTCTTCTTTCACACCACCAATTTTATAATGCTGGTATGCTTGAACAAATGAACGAACACGAGACGTTGATTGAGCAAGAACTTTAGGTTCTCCATCCGCTGTAAGTGTGACGGATTTACCGGTAATTGCTTTGTATTCTTTTTGAAGAAACTTTTTTACTTGCTCAATTTGGCGAACGATATCGCCTTCAAAATCTTTTGAGCCATGAATCTCACGAAGTTGAATGTCAGTTTGATAATTGATAACCATCTTATTTCCATAAAACTTAACAGAAAACCCATCGTTTACTCTCTTATCCATGAGAGGGCATCCTTCTTCACGGCGAAGTCCAACTTTGCGAACTTGTCCATCAAGAGAAAATCTTTCGTCATGTACGCCATCATAAGCATTTGCTGCTGCTTGTGATAGTCCTTGTATAATTTCTAGTGTTGTTGATTCAGCCATAATTTATTCCTTTTTTAATATTCCAAAAGCTCTTCTTCTAGACCATCTAAATAATCTTCTAAAACATGTTTTTCTCTTGGAGTTTTAGCATTTTTAATATCTTCTATAGTTTTATCTATTTCATACTCAATTGCTGCCTTTGGTCGCTTACCATATGGCATAGCAAACATTTGTTCTCTTGTTTTAAAATCTTGTGCTCCTGCCGCATCAATCTTGTCTTGGTCTACACCATCAAACATAAGTGCTAATTCTTTTGCTTGTTTGTAACCCTCTGGTCCTGTGCTTGCAATTTTAAGCAGTTTATCTAATTGTTCAGGAGTTATAGACATTTTTTGAGACTCTTTTAAATGCTCTAGTTCTTCACGGATAAGTTTTTTAAGCCTTTGTGTTGTTATTTTCATCTGGTCTCCATCCTGTTTTCCAACGTTCCTCGCGTCCTTCTACATATTGAATGTAACACTTTTCACAACAATCAAATTTTGACATATAAACATCATCATTTGATTTGAATGAATAAACATTACATACAGGACAAGAACGTTTAGAATTCTTCGTAATTAGTTTGTTTGGGATAAAAACTCCGTTTATTTCTTGTTCTTCGCTCAATCCAGACTCTTCGTACTTATAAAATCCTTTGAGATCGTTAAGATACTCTTTTTCTTTCTCATCGTTCCAGCCTTTCTTTGGATGTTGAACTGTTTCTTCACCATACTTTTCTGTTATGGCTTTCTCAACCTTTACGGCATAATTCGGATCTTTACTTTTCATTTAAACCTCAATAATAGCATTTGGGTCTGTTCTCAACTGAACGACCATCTGTTCGATCTGTTTTGGTGGTAAAGCACGAAGTGCCTTGTACACACTTCTCAATTGTCTTTTTTCTATTTGGCCTTTGTTGAGCATGTGGTTTACAATTTCAACATGCATTTTCTTAATGTCTTTATCGGAGAACTCGTCATAGGCTGCTCCACCTTGCTCTAGAATTTCTTCAACTTTTCTATAGATTGTAAAAAATACATCAACCAACTGTTTGGTATCATCATCAGCAGTGTGGAGTTGAATTCGATTTGGGTCTCCAAAAACATTCATAAGTTGTTGAAGTTTCATTGACATGTATCTTTTTCCTTTCTCGGACATAACATACATAGCGTTTGCTTGTTCGTCTCCTTTATCAGCAGCGTCTATCATAGCTTTCTTGAATAAGGTTCTAGAAAACAAAACTGTATCAAAAATATCAATGTCCGCAAATGCCGTGGAATCAATTCCATATTTATCACACAATTCAATGATTCTTCTTCTATCAAAGCTCATAATGTTGTGACCAACAGACACTTTGTTTTCTTGAGAATTAAACCAATCAACAAATTTTCTTAATGCTTGTTCTTCTTTCATTTCTTCTTCGCCTTGTTCGAAATCGTCATAATGAGTGTAGGCTAACATATCATCAACAGTCACGGGAAATTCTTGCCCTTTTTCTTTCATTTTCTGCTTTTTCATCGATAACTCAGAATTAGGATCTTTAAGTTCTTCTCGTTCCATTGCTTGTTGTTCAAGTGTCTCTGGGTTGAGAGAACATTTGATTACAATGCTGTCGTGATAATCAGATGGAGGAGGTTTTGAGATGTCATCAATTTTATAAGAGAAAGCAGCAAATTGCGTGATTTGTCCGTCAAATCCAATTGTCTCTAAATCCCAAAACACCCAAGTTTTTCCATTTAGTTCGTCTTTCATAAATTTTAAAGCAGCATTTGGTGAAATAAAACCAAGATTGCTTAGGTCTTCGTCTAATACGGCTTCAAGCTCTTCTTTGATAATTCTTCTTATAGTTTGTTGATCTATTCTCATTGTGTAATTCCGGGTTTAACTGCATACATAATTCCAATTGATATTCCTGCTCCAGCGATGAACCCACCGATAACAGGCCAAATATTGTTTTGCGGTCTCAATTCTTTGATATGTTCGTCTTGTAATTTAATTAGTTCGTTAAGCTTGTTGATCTCCGCATCTGTCTTTACTTTGAGAACATCATATTTATATTTTTCTTCAATTCTTAATTTGTTTAATTCATAAGCTGTTTTTGCTTCACAGTTTAAATCTTTGGTAGCAGACTCTTCAACAAGAATTCTCATAGCAGATTCATTCAGTAAACGACCAGACCACGGAGCAACATCGCCTTCTTTTAAGTCTTTATATTTTGGTTCTTCGGCAAATAAGAGAGATAACAAGAAGATCACATTTCCTCCATCTCTAATTGTCCGTTATCATAGAGTTCATCCATTATTTTGGTACCTCTCTTTATATAACCATAGGACACACTTTGTTCATGCCACTTTGCTGCTTTTTCAGGATAATCAATAGAAGCCATTCTTGCATGAGATGGATTGTGCTTTTTCCAATCTCCTTTTCCAACTGCATAATAAACTGATGTATCTTGTGTACAGTCATCACTTTTATCATCTGGAGTCAACTGTTTAAATGGAGCCATTCTTTTGCTTCCATAAATCCACTCTAATGTTTGATCACTGATGTCAAGCCTAACTTTTTCAACATCAGAACGATTATTTAAATAAAAGTCCCAAACGTTTTTTGCATCCCCAGAAACCATACCTCTATCTGAGGTTAGAGTAGCATTTCTAGAACTTGTAAGATACTCCATCATGACATCGTATAATAACGGCCCCCAACCTTTAGTGGCCTCTGCGCTTGTTATTTCATAGCTATTTGCTATACAATCTTGTGGTTTCATTTTTTCTGCTACAAGTATACCTTCGATGCTATCATCTAAATTATCTCTGTGTTGGTAACTTATCTCAACAAAATCTCCATATGCTTCAAGTTTAATATAGAAATCTTCTGGTAAATCAGCAGGAGACATCGCTGCTTCTTTTATTATTTGTTTGTTTTTTCTTACAATTCTAATCTTCATCTCTGCTTATTCCTCTTGATGCGAGAAAATCTTCGGTGTCAACTTCCTTTGCTTCCTCTAAAATCTTTGCCTTTTTTTCTTCATAATCTAGAACGTTTTGGACCAAGGAGGTGTGTGTAGCGTCCGCAAGGTCTTCTATGTCCTCTATTACTTCTTCGCGCTGTTCTTCCTCTAAATCTTTCCATTTTTCGTAAAATTTTACTTGTTGTTGTTTTGCGTCTTTGGAGCGACCAAGAAGATAAAAAGCAATGGCCGTGATAACCATCACGATCCACTGCCAATATTTTATAACAAAGTTTTTAACTTTGCTAAACATTACATACCCTTCCAAACTTTAGCAACGTCAATAACTGACTGTCCGCCGATATACATAGCAGCAATCATTGCCCAAGTGTCTGGATCGAGTGATGACCAAATAAGAAGTCCTGTCGCACAAGCAAAAACAAGAAGTTTTCGGGAAACCGCCTTGCCTAATACTGAGTCGATGAGACCTCCTTTAACATGAGAACATTCTTGATCGCAATCGTGTTCGTCAAGATGTCCGCAGTTTTCGTCATGAATGTGTTCGTTTTCCATAATGTTCTCCAAATAAAAAGACCTATTTAGATCTTACACTAAATAGGTCGTTATTTACTAAATGTTTACTTTTGCATAGCCATCAATCTTATCAATGTCTATCGTCATGTCCACCACATCTTTTAGATGGTCAAGGTGTGATATAATTAGAACAGTCTTGAATTGGTTCTTTATCATTTGAAGAAGCCTTGTAAAGCCTTCCATATGTTCTTGATCTAATGCCGTTGCCGGCTCATCAAGAATAAACAGTTCGGACTTTGGAAGATTGGTTATCGCAATCATCGCAAGACGAATAGCCATAGAAGCAATTGTCTTTTCTGCTCCTGATCCCATAGACAACGGACGAGCCGCATAGTTGGGATGTTTGATGGACAATTCAAGTTTATTGGAATGATTCTCAAAGAATACTTCGAAGTCAACAATATTGGAGAGAACCTTGGAGATCTCTTGATTGATGATCGGCAGCTTTTGCTGAATGATTTCATATGAGATACCATTGGCATGCATACAAGTCATGTAGATATCATAAGCACGATATTCATTCATAACATCAGTAAACTCGTTTCTTTCCTCATGGATAGAGCGAATCATTTCTTTTGTTGTTGCTTCTTCAATCAGATACTCTTGTGTAAGGGCATCACACTTCTTAAGCAATACTTTGTTTTCTTTGATCTTCTTCTCAACCGCAGAGCGTTCTCCATAAAGTTGTTCTTTATTTTCGATTGCTTCACGATTATCTTCGTACTCTTTTGCTTTTGCTTCAAGATCTTCAATCTCGTTTGTCAATAGGGCAACAGTAGCTTCGTTTGTCTTGATAGACATTCTTGCACGTTCGGAGTTTCTGGAAGCGGCATCATAGTCTTCACTTAGTTCTTTGAATTTTTCAATATTTCTTTCTATGGTCTCAATGCCATAGTCTTCATATTTTTGAGTAGCCAGAGCTAAGGAATCACCAAGATTGTTCAAGAGATTTTGATTGTAAGGAAGGTCTGCTTTTGCTTTCTCTGCATTCTTTACGAATTCGTTGTCGCAACAGAACTTACAGTCAGGGTCATATTCGTGGGTATGAAGCATAGCTGCTGTTTTGCTGAGGTTCTTAACAACAGTCTTTTGATGACGTACTTGTTGTTCAAAACCTTTTACAAGTTCTTTTTGGTGTTTTGCTTCTTTCTGTAGTTGAATAAGTCGCCCATAGTTATCATGATCAAGTTCATCATAAGCAAGAGCCATATATTTCTCAAGCTTTTGTATGTTCTCTTGATCGGAAAGGATACGAGAAAGAAGTTTAGTTTTCTTAACTCTTTTGAAAGCAATCTCTTTTTGCACAGCGAGAATATCAATAATCTCCGCAGGAATTGCGTTGATAGTTTCGTTAATCTCTGCAAGTTCAGATTCAAGTCGCTCAATAGAGCAATTGTAAATCTTGCACTTATCAATCTGCTCGTCGATATCTCGTTGAATATCTTGGAGAAGATCGTTCTTCTTCATAAGTTGTTCTTCGAACTTCTTGCTTTCCATTCGCTTAATAACACCACGGAGGTCAGCAGCATCCTTTCTAGCCAACTTATACTTCTGGTCGAAGATTTGCAGGTCAAGAAATTTGGCTATAATCTCTTTTCTCTTGGTAGAGCCTTCTTTAAGGAACGACATAGAATCCATTTGAGAAGCCATGGAGGTCAAAAAGAAGTCATCAATGGTTCCGAAGTGCTTACGAATGTTCGCATCAGTTTCATTACGAGTTGTGCCGTTTTTAGACTCAAAAACGCCGCCGGTTGTTTTAGTGAAGTCAAGGTCCACCTTCGCTTCAAAAGTCTCAACACCTTTGGATTTCTTAGTGTATTTATTGAGATTTCGGGTAATTTGATAAGAGTCGTTACCAGCTTCAATCTTGATCTTGCACTTAGCGTAATCTTTGTTTTGATTTACAATGTGGACATTCTTTCTTTCCCCTTTAGAAGTCGTGTTAAAAATATTATATAACACGCTGTCGATAATAGAGGACTTTCCTGAATAGTTTTTACCAAAGATTCCGACAAGTCCGGATAGTTTTTCGAAATTAATCTTATTTTTCTCACCGTAGTTAAACAAGTTATCCCACTGGAGTTCTTTAATTTTCCAAACAACATTACGTGATACCTCCTCTGATTCTTCAACGATTTGATTGTATTTCTTGTTAAGTTCAAGGATCTTATCCATAACCTCTGGTTTGAGATTGAGATCTTTACAATACGTTCTGATATACTTCTCCTGCACTGTGATATCTCGTAGATTCTCATTTTGAACGGCTTTACCGATAAGAGAAGTAGATGATGACTGCATTGTTCCGTTATTCACAAAAGAAACGGAATATGGTTGCCACTTTGATTGAGCATAGTCACACGCTGCTTTAAGCATCATTGGAGATACGTTAGCAGAAGAACGAATACGTAAACGACACCCTTTGGGCACAAGAGTAGCTGGAAGCTTACCTTCTGGTGTTAGATCGATAGTAATAAACGGACGAGGATTTACGATGGAGACATGTTGGCAATCCCAATCATATCTATCTCGGATATTCCACATCAAGAATCCTTTGTTTATTGATTCCCCAAAGTTTTGTTGGATTGTGGATCCAGCATAACGGACTCGTCCTTTGAGATCCATCTTCTGTTGCTTATGAATGTCGCCAAGAAGAGCAAAGTCAAAATCATTGAATATATCAAGAGAGTCTTCACCTTCTTCAATTGTGAAGCCTTGGGAAGTTTGACATCCATGAATAGAACCGTGATAAAGAGCGATATTAATAGCCTCTCCATCAGTAGGTTTAATCCAATTTTCTCTATCAAATACTGATAGAACATTGAGAGTGATTTTTTCATTTACCTTTGTCTCTCCTGAATTCTTCAGTAGGTGAATATTGCTATGTTCCAAAGCTTCAACAATTGGAGTAATAGCGTCTTGGCGATTATCATTCTTGAGATTCCCATCGTGATTACCTAATATAATATAAGTAGGTGCGATCTCTGCGAGATTATACAAGAAAGACGTACACATTTGGAAAAACTCTGGTGATAGTTGAGTTTTTGTATGTGCTATATCTCCTGTATGAACAATAATGTCCGGTGACATTTGTTTAAGCTTCTTGTACATATCAGCAAAAGCCAACTTGTACTCATAGTGATATTTAAGATTACGAATGTGTGTATCAGATATGTGTGCTATTTTCATATTTCCTCCTCATGATTAGCATATTTATATTATAACATGTCCTCCAGGTTTGTCAAGTATTTTTTTCTATTTATTTTATACAGGACTTGGGAGGGTTTAATGTGGAACTTATTATTATTGCGGCTGGGCTTATTGTTGCTCTAGCAGGCTATGAACTACTTGAAGGTATTTTTGCCAGCGGAACTTTCAATGGAGACGATGAAGAAATTTTTTCTCCAGTTGCTATTTTTTCTTTATTGATGTTTGTAGCCAGTCTATCATATTTTGGCTAGTTGATTAAAGAAGTTGATCTCGTCAATATCAGGCTCGTAAGCAGCAGAGTATCTCTCTTGGAATTGCTCTTTGCTCATGGAACCTACGTCATCGACATTTGTGGTATCAATAACTCTCATATCAATATCATACCTATACATTGTGCGAATCATATGCTCTTGTTTCTTTTGAGCATCTTCGTCAAGTGCTAGATATACCGGTGTATCATTGAGAACAATTGCTTGGAACAGCTTGCTTTCTTCTCGTAATGTTGAGCCGAGAATAGGTATGGCGTTCTGTCCTCCAACAATTGCATCAAACAAACCTTCAACAAGAATGACGGGTTCATCCCAATCAACAAACAGTTCATTGAATACAACGTTCTTACTGATAGGTGGGTTGAGATATTTCATTCTGTGTCCAACATATGAACGCGCAATAAAATAATTGAGATTACCTGCGTTATTGAATGATGGCACGATAATACGGCCGCCATATCTTCCCTCGGTACAATAGCCGATCTTCCACATCAAAATCTCACTCTTTGTGATACCTCGTTCTCTCAGATAGTCTAAAGGACGTTGAGATGACTTAGGTAAGTGTTTGTTACACAGAGACACAAAATGTGGTGGTAATTCAGTGACTTGTTCGATCTCTTCGTCATTCATTTCCATAAACATTTTGTCAAACTCGGACAGATCAAGACGGCCATCTAGTTCAAGCCATTTCTGTTTCTGTTGATATGTTCCGAACTTACGAACGAGACGATATATATTTTTACCGCGTGTATCACAAACCCAACATTTAAATGCGTTGATACCAAAGTTTACCGACATCTTCTTTTTGTGATGACCGCAAAACGGACATTGAAATAAAAACTCGTTGGATGATTGACGGTAACCTCCGAGAATGTCTCGGATAATTCTTAATTTCTCTTCCATACTCCCTCCTCAAGGATATAATATATCATAACATGAGAAGAGAAGTTTGTCAAGAATTTATTTGAGATAATCCTGCAAGTGCTATAACAACTGCATCCGCTTTGTCATCAGTACCTGGTTTTGGGTTTCCATGTCTTGTAAGTTCATAAACAAAGTCTTTAGGATATTGAGTCTCAACCCATTCAATAATTTTCTTTTTTGTGTCTTCGCCTCTCTTGATTTTGAGACCAACTGACTTTCTTGCTTGGTTTGCTGGTATGAGAACAGGATTGATTTTAAATATTCTCCTGACAGCAAATGAACACATACCATTGAACCTCTGAAGTTTGGCCATAGTACCAGCAGTGGTTCTACCACCTCCAAACATAGAGAATGGTTCTTCAATAAATATATGATCTATATTATGTTTCTTACTAAGAACACATAAGAACTCATAGAATATCTCTGCTCTATCTTCTAGTTGCAATGGTTTAAGTTTCATGAACTCATTTGCAATTATATTCTTATTCTCATCAAGAACACAGTATCCTATTTTACTTGTACTAATATCTAATCCTAATATCATATTAAACTCCTATTATATAATATAACATGTTAACGGAACATTGTCAAGAAAATATTACTATTTTTTACACTAAAGCTCAATCTTTGATTTCTATGCTTTTGTTTTTTTGAACTAATTTTTTAGCCCACTCTAGATCCTTTTGGTTAGCATTTTTTAAAAAGTTATCGATAGTGCGTAAAAGACCCTGTGCTTCTTGGTTCAAGCTTTCTTTCTTTTCTGTTTCAGGTGTTTTATTTGCTATTTGTAAATCTTCCAAAGCTTTCGAATATATAATACTTTTATCAACATCCTTTGAATTTTTTATTCCTTCTTTGGCAAATGCCGTTGCTAATTCTACAGTATCAGCAGAATATCCTTCAACACCTGCTTTAGCGGTCTTGCTTCCACCAAACATACTTCCAAGAGCCAATGCCCCACCGAGAACATAATCTCTCAATGCTTCATCTAATTGTTCTTGTCTTTTTTTGTTTTCTTTTAAGATTCTAATTTTCATATCAATTTCCTCTCCACTAAATATCAAGTTTAAGCTTGAATGTATATTGTTTCTCCTCAGTCTTACGAACAGGGGTCGCAACTTTTGCTATACCAATAAGGTTTTTATCTTTATCATATATCGCAACCTTTGAGATGTAAGTTGTCTTTTGGAAGTCAGGCTCAACATCAAGAAAGTCAGAATGAACAATATTCTTTATCTTCTTTGGTTGTTCGATGTATTGAAGCTCTCCAGCAGTGATGCCTTGTGTATCAGAGGAATCAAAATACGTTGGGTTGTTTGAGTGATTGAGTTCTCCATATGGTGCGTGAGCAAACATTGTGAGAGTCTGAGTGTGTGTTGTGCCTTTATAATCCATTGAGAACGAAGCGGACAAAGTTGATGAAGCAGGAGAATTGCCATCATTAGCTCCATAATTGAAGTGAAGCCACTTGGAAGGACCGGTTACATCTGTCTCAATAGAATTGGAATCCAAGTCCCAAGACCCCGTCAATACAATGAGTCCTTCGCGATACAAACAAACACCAGCAACAGATCCAGATCCGGTTGAACCTTCAGGGCCAACTTGAACTAACTCGCCGTTATAGTTTTTATCTTGTAGTTCTCCGACCAATGTCCCAGAGACATAATACTTGAGAGACATTGAACCTTTCTTTATCTTTGAACCATACATGATTGATGGTATGGAAATCAAGTTGATATCTTGGGAGTCTTTGTCTCCAAAACTTGAAGAATATTGATAGTGGGGGGAGTGTATAGCATATTCATTTAGAACGTTTTTTAGAGCCAAAACTCTTGGTCTTTCGGCAGAATTTACATAATAACGAGAGATAGATGCGGATAGGTTGTATGCACCACTGTCAACATCACCAAATAAGAAAGATGTGTTATATGTTGTCTTGCTTGTTGTTTTGAATGAAACCCTATGACCATCTTTCTCAATGAATGGATATATCTGGCTACCTGCTGGTCTATCGATGTTATATTCATACAAGGATATATACCCCTTTGGAACACCGGTGATGTGGTCGGTGTTGGCTCCGGAGAGATGTGGAGTTGAGTTGATATATATAGACCCGCTCTGAACATAGAAACTATATTCGGGATATGCTTCTATTGTGTTCGTGAACAGGTCATCTTGATCAAATTTGTACAATGACATGAGTACCTCCTAGTAGTCTAGGCGAACTCTGATTGTGAATTCTGTATCTGAAGTCTTCTTAAGAGGCTCGCTGAGCTTTGCTGTTGCAAGAAGCTCATTATTGTCGTTGTATAGTCCAACTGTTGTGATATAAGAAACAGGGAGGTCGGATGCTTGAGTCTTAACTCGGATCTTACTTCCGCTGAGATAAGTTGGGTTTGTTGAGTAGTTGAACTCGTTGTGGTTAATACGACAGAAGTAAACAGAAGAGTTAAGTTCAACTGTGTTGTTGAACTGGAGATTATAAATTCTGTGTCTCAAAGCATTTGCGATATTTGGAATGGTTGAACCTGTGAGAATAGTTTCTATATCTTCACCTGAGGAATTCATCACGCATTGCGCATCAAGAAGCCCACCAGAAGCAGCATCATGAAAAACAGAAGCAGTTAAAACACAAACACCTGCTTGATAAAAGATAAGACCACATTTTGCTTCATCACCGCTCAATGGGCTGTTTGTATCGTTTGTCGCATACAGAACCCCATATTCTCCAACAGGTGAGTTAACGAGGTATCCATCCGAACCAGAAGTATCTTGGATAAGAATTCTGTCATCCATTGCAGATGCATATACTGGGTCAACTCCGAGAGTTAATGCGAATGTTCCTTTCTTGATTTCATCTTTTGTAAGCAAACGAGCAAAGTTAAGGAAAACTGCATCGTTAATCTTGTTTCCACCTGCAAGGATATCTCCATCTTCGTCAAATGCTTGGATAGAACCTGTGTGGTCATAACCAACAAGAACTTGAGCCATTTGGTTATAGATGTTAAGTTTCTTTGTCGCTTGTTCTTCAACAGTCAAAGATGAACCTGCTCCAATGCCAACTGTGATATCAAACACATGGTTTGCGGATGAACTGAGATAAGGATAGTCATATACGGACTGAAACATTTCGTGAGCGTAATCTTTGATATTATCGTCTCCATATGTTCCAGAGATAATTGTCCCTGTTAACGGAATAGCTTCATGAAGAAGTGTTCTCGTTGCTACAACATCTTTTCCGATGTCTAATGATTTGTAAAAACTTTCTGCCATTTTATTCTCTCTATGTTAAAATTGATTTGACGTAACGAACAGGAATATCAACTGAGTATCCTGTTTTCATACCTGTGACTCGTACAATTGAGTCGATGTGGCGAACATTTTGCCCTTCAAGTGTTGATGTACCACCAAGTTGCGAGAAGAGATAAGTTCCTGTATTAAGGTCAATTGAAGAAGCAATCTTGAATTCCAAACGCGTTCCACGAGGACCTCCGATGGTTTGTGTTTGAGCATTGCTGTCATCTGTGATCTGTGTAACGAGACCAACGTCAACTGTATAGAATGCAACATTATCATCATCGATATAATCTTCTGGTACAAGGTCTCCATCTTTGGTCGCAATCTTTCCGAGACGGTTATCGATTTGGATGACGTATGAGTCTTCGATAAGGTCTGGATCAAGTGTTTGTTTAGGTGAGATCTCATCTGAGTCTAAACCTTGGTCAAGACGAATAAAGTTATCACCTGTTAGAGACTCTCCGAACAACACACCAGCAACAGGAGTATCGCCGTTATATCCAACAGCATAATTGTTATTGTTATTTGTTGTCCCTTCTGTTTCTGAGTCAACAGCAACCATGAACGAGCCTGACTCGTGCATCTTAGTTGTATTTGCTTGTTGATTAAGCTTCACAACTGGAAGATACAAAAGGTTCATTGAGCTATAAGAAATAAGCTTGGTCTTAACTGAACCTGCATTGTCTGTAAACGCTTCCAAAATTGGTGTTTGTAGAATGCTGATATCATAATAAGCTGAACCGCTTGCATGGTTAATGTCATACTGAGTGTAGTTAATTTCTTCATCTCCAAGAGCGAACTTTGTGATTTGAAAAGAGCCATCGCCCTTTGCTAATAGTTTTCTACCGTGATCTGTTAATACGGCATCTAATATAATGTCGCCGCTATTGTCAAGGAATCCCATAAATTTCTCCTAAAATATTCATAATAAGTAGTTTCTACTTGATATTGTCCTTTATCAAATTGAATTTTACGTTTAAATCGATAATTTTACCTGAGTCTTTTGACTTGACTCTTATCTTAAACTTCTTCCCCCATACTTTATCAGTCGCAGTACCCAATGATATGTCGTTGATTTTCTTTCTGAAAGATGGTAATTCTTGAACCATTTCATTCTGATCATCAAAGATATCTTGTTGGAATGCTGGCCTTATTTGCAATAGGTTCTTAAAATTTTTGTCTAAATACACTTTGTCGGTGTCTAACTCAATCTTCTTGAAATTAACCTTTGATTTTGATGCATCTTTTATTAGCTCAACCTCATAAACGGGCGTAGGATTAGACGGAGTGCCTATCATATTTACAGCGCGGAACATATAATAGTATTTTTTATTTGGCAAAACGTTATCTTTGAAAACAACAGAGGTCGATGAGTGTCTATTTCTCACGTCCAATATCTTTGCGTTCTCAAATGAAAGATAACTATCTGGTCTTTCGGAAAGTCTAAACACTTCGAACTTACCGTCCTCTTTTGAGTATTCAAATGAAACCTTACCTTCTTCATCTGTAACCACGCCTTCCATCATCGTTGAATCACTCGGTGTTATGTTTACGAACTGCTCTTTCATTGATGAGTTTTTGAGGTCAAGATATATTTTGATGAAGTTCATTGAGTTAGATTCGTTTTGAAACGATACAAATGGCGGCATTTGGATCTTTGGTGTAACCTTTAGCAATATTTCATCAAAGTCCAAAATAGCCATGCGATATGATGGAGAACGAACAAATTTGATAGAAACTTGATTGCCTCGCTCTTCTTTTATATCTTCAATCCTTGTTGTTGTACCATAGATAATAGTATAGGCCGTGAAGAGATAACGATATGTTGAGTCAAGCTTGATTTGAGTGTCGATATATTCCTTAAAACTCTCATCGTATGCCCAGAATGTTTGGGTTGGAAATGAGTCTGTGTCTTTGAACTTTTGTATCTTGTATATAATATATTCTTTCTCACATGGTTGGTTGTTGTATATCTCGGAGAACCTCTTTGTGAAGTGAAACATTTTGTTGTTAAGGTAGTTTATCAACAGATACTTCTTGAAATTGTTTGCAATATAGTTTGAGTTTTGCTTTGATGTTGCGAGAATAAGCTTATCTGATTCATCAAGTGTAAAGTCGCTATTCTGCACGATATCTAATAGGTCATAAGTTGATATTTGAGTTTCTTCGCCATTGACCTGAAGTGTTGTTGCAATTGCATTGGAAGGATTGATCAGGCTCCCAAACATTTCTTCTTGAAACTTATATTTCTTAAGCATGCTTCCAACGAAGTCATTGTTCTCCAAACAAACATATTGAAGCCTGTTGTGATAAGGGAACTCGTTTAGAAACTTTTTTGAGCGAGATTGGCGAAAGTCTGTTCCGAAAAATATATTTTGAAACTTATTGGTTTGTGGTGTTGATCTTGGAAGAAGCGTTTGTTGGAGATTCAAGATATTCATGATGTGATTCTTGTTCATGTTCTTGGTCTCAATAGCTTTTAAGTCTTCGTATTTTTCATTTTGAACGTTTGTGTTCTCTAAATAATGTAATGGTAGCTCAAGCTCAGCATTGTTTGCTATCATATTTTCATATTGATTGGAGATATAGTTATACTCATTAATAACAGCAGGGTCAACCTGAACTACGGAGTCATGGTATAAACCAGAGCCGTAACCATTGAGAAGAGACAAGAGTTCGTTCTTTTGTCCAAATGTTCTCGGAGAAAATATAACTTTCTCGGAGTTACCCTGATCGTCGCCAACAGAAAATGATATTTGGTTCTTCTTAAGGTACGCAAACAAAGAGTTGAGTTGAGAGTTTTTGATTTGAAATTTTGACATTAGTAGCTTCCAAACAGATTTACATTGGTGCTTACAATTGGAACAGTAGATGTTTGTTCGGTGTCGTCATTAGTTTGAACTATTTCAACAGTAACCGGTTGGTTTGTTTGAACTACTATCTCAGATCTCATTGTAATATAATCTAAATCTTGTATATTATAATTAGGTTGTCTTTGATTAGTTGCTCTATCTGGAACACCTGTCACATCTCTGTCCGTCAATACAAATACAGAGTCCAAAACGCTAGTTGAACTTTCATCTGTAATATTGAACTTATTATTAGTGTAGGCTTGCAGAAAACAAAGCACTGGCTTATCCAATACACTGAAGTTATTGAGAGACATAAGTTTGTAAACTGGCTTATTCAACATGATGTTATTATTGGTATCTCGCATAAACCCATCAATATAAGCGACTTGTTGGACGGAGAAGTTATTGACTTCATAATAGTTCTTGGTTGTTGGAGCAGCAAGCAAGTCTCCGGCTGATGATACATAGTTGTTTCTTGTAGCCGATGTTGTGCCGCCTATAACTGCTTTGAGTTGATTAGGTAGGGCTGTCGCTTCTGCTGCCGACAATAACTTTGTGTTATCTAACGTTACATCAAATGTTCGATTGTTTGTATAACCACTCATTGAGTTATCAACCTTAACACCAGAATTGGTTTGTTTATCTACAACATTGTAAGAGTCTTTCATCTCACTGTAGGTCACAAATTCATGACTTGAGCCGATGATTTTAGAAGCATCGATAAATGGCTCTTCTCCTTCTGTTGTTGGTTCTTGTGTAGGAACCGATGGGGATTGAGTTGTGATGCCTCCTGAGTTATTATTAACTTCTGTTTTCTTTGCACTTTTGATAAGCAAATTTACTTGGCCAAATGGGATAGTCTTATCAAGGCCCATATTTATTGTGATTGAACCCATTTTTCCAATCATAGGAGCAAGAAATGCTGGACTGAATGTTGAAATATTTCTGAGACCTGCGAGTACATCTTGTGATAGGTCTGGGCTGTCGATGTTTGGCTCTGAAATATAATTTGAATTAGTCTCTTGTTGAACGCGTTCTTGATATTCTCTTTTAGAAAGCATTCTCATTGAATCCATTTTACCTTCACCCATATATCCAAAGCCATATTTATTACGAGAAGGTTTGACTATCTTATCAAAAGTCTTATCAACAATAACTCTCGCTGTTGCTGAATCTTTCGATTTAACAGATACAGGAAGATTGCGCCTCATAGGCACTTCTGGATCATAGTCTAAGAAAGCCATAAACTCTGAGTATAGTTCTTTGTATTCTTTTTCAAACTTCTTTGTTGACTCTAATGTAGCCGTTGTCGGATTCATGAGATTGAGTTTCTTGGAGATCATATTTCTCTTTTCTCTCTCTGTTATTTCATATACATAAGAATAGTTGTCAACATATGACTCAACTAACCTCTGATAATCAACATTGGCCAAAGTTAAATTTCTCATTCGGGAAGCATATCCGACATATCTCTTAACTTGAGACAAGTCCTCTTTCATTATTCTTGTGGCTTGACGCAAAAAGATATCGATGGGATCTATGAAACTGATGTTTGTTCTATATTGATACTCACCGGGAGTCTTGTCAGTCATCTCATAGTCGTTGAATTGGAACGTTCTTATCTCCTCTCCATAGTCGAAGAATAACTCGGTTATTTTTGAGACTCTCTTATAGTCAGCCAATTGCTCTTTGAATATCTCGCTTGTTTTTCTATTTGGTTCTGCGGAGTTTGAACGAAGTTCACTTTCAACAACATCAAAAGTACCGCGTCTTTCAAGTCTTGTCATGTTTCTCAAAACACCATTCTGATCATATGACTTGCATATCATCTTCTTGGAATATACTCTCTGTGCTTTCATTGATGCACTACGTAGAGTGCCTGACTGTTTGTGCGTTTTGATTCTCATTCTCTCAATGGTCATGAGTTTTATAGTAAAGTCTCGCAAGATTTGAGATACAACTGCACTTGATGCTCTTTCCAAGAATGAACCATATTTGGTTTTCTGCTTGAGAACAGACTTGACGTTAAGCATAAACAAAGCATTAACATCTGTATTTGAATTATAAGAAACTTGAAGGTCGCTTAGAATATTGGAGGCCTCTGTGGACTTCTTTTCTTGGTTGCGTCTTACATCTCTCATATCTTTGAGTTTTGTGTTTTTGATAATGATTCTTCTCACATACTCATGAGCAACATCTTTATGATATGAACCAATCATATATCTTCCGTCTTCTGCTTGATGAATAGGGCCGGACCAATACTCTCCATTATCCCTTGCAAAGACATAAGTGTTATCAACCAATTTGGAGCCGTTGAATATTCTTTCGGCCTTGATGGGCCCTAAGTAACTCTTTGGCACCATGATACCGAGATTCTCCAATATCTGCTCTTTGCTGATATGACAGAAAGCATAAACGTTTAGATGGTTTGGGTTTTTCTTTATGACATGAGAAAACGTATATTGATATACAAGATTGCCTTCTGTCTTCATCGGTTTCTTGATACTTTTACTTTGGATGTTCTTGAGTGTTGTTATGTCAATAGTCCCATTGTTTATCTGGTTACTCTGGTTTGTATCTTCTGAGAACAACACTGATATCTTAATAAACTGAGCCAAGAACTCTGATGTATCTGACCATATCGAACCATCTTGCAAGTCATGAACGCAAACGGTTGTTCGAACTTCCATTTCAGTATCAGAATATTCATAGAGAGCAACCTCTTTGATATATGCATTTGGTAAATTCTCAAACCCAACAAGCTCTATAGACATTAGCAATCCTCCAAATCTTCGTTTCTAACTCTTGTGCCGTAGATATTTACATCCATATCGTCACGGTCTGGACATTCAACTTCAATGTCTAAGAAAATATCTTTTGCTTTCAACCTTCTCAACCCCTTGCATATGTCCTCTTCGGGAATCTCTTTATCTACGCTAATATCTAAATAGTATTCCACAAACTCATTTGTTATCTCTTCATCTGTCTGGTTCACATCATCAACCAACATATTGTTTTTGATTTGCATATCTTGCTCAAAGAATTTGAGCTTTCTATCGATCTTCGTTTCATCTTGTTCATATAGGTAGACTTCAATCTCGTAAGAGTCTTTGTGGAAGAAACCATTACGCTCAAATATGTTAAGCAATATCTGTTCTGGGACAATATCAACAAATGAGCCATCTGGCTTAACAAGTGTTGGGAGTTGTCTGTTGAACATGAGACCTTGGTTTGCTATTTCAAGATTTGCTGCATTTCCTGCTGACATTGTGTAGTTGAGTTCCATCTCAAGTTGTGGTATCGGCTGGGTTGCGATATCTGAACCTGATAAAGCATTTTGTGAAGATTCTATCTCGCCCAATAGCGCTGTGACATTCCATCCTGATGCTCTTGATTCTGCTGTGTTATTAGAGCCAATCTTTTGCTGTAAAAACGTTGCTTGTTCTGCTTTGGTACTCATATCACTCTTTGATGAATCAACGCCCTTGTAGTTCGTCTGAGGCTTCATATATGGTGTTTCTGAGAGTATTCTCTGTTTACTTTGAGAGTTGTTCTCTGATACGCCACCCTGAGATGCATCATAAAGAATATCATCGTCAAGAAAAGCATAATATGAAGGCATAAGTTTGCCTTGAGCTAACAACTTCCTTCCGTGAGGTGTTAGCTCAATTTTTAAAACGTCTTCTTTCTTATTAAAAAATGTCATATTATGTTACCTTATGTTTCCGTTGAGCCATCATTATTTATGTCTGTTGGGTCATAACCACCATCTTCGGGATCTCTTTTACCATCACCATCATAATCTGAATTGGTCATTCTCTTGGTCATTCTACCGCCGCTTGTTGTTCGACCCAAATATTCACCAGTTCCGAGAGCATATTCAGATTTCAATCTTGCTCTTTCTTCGGCTTCTTCCGGAGTTCTTCCGAACTCGTCTAGAGTAGCTAAATATTCTTCTGTTTTTTGTTGTATTCTGGCTTGTCTTTCTGCTGCTCTGTTCTGTCTAGTTCTTATTCTAGCGGCCTCGTCAATACCTACTTTATTCGCAGCATCTATAGAAGTTCCTTCACCGAAGAACTTCGTGCCATATTTAGGAACAATAGTCTCACGAGGTTCTTGTCCGGACTTAACCAGTCTCTCCGAGAATGTAACTTCGGCTTCAACCTTGGCCAATTCAACCAAAGAAAAGAAGTCGTAAGGCCAATTATAAGATATTTTGGGAGCATTTTCTTCAAAGATATCTATATTTTGTCTTCCGATGATTCTTTTGTTGTAATTTATTGCCGCTCTTTGCTTAACTTTAAAAACCATCCAGCGAACTTTATTCGGTATTTCGTTACCCACAGCGTTCACATCAAGTGTACCTTGCGGGTTTAGTTTTGCACCGCCACCCAGTAGTTCATGTGCCAATAGTTCATGAGATACTGTTGATTCTGCTGTTTCAAACGTTTGACCAATCTCAGGATATAGGTTTTGCCATATGTTTGCAAGGTCTTGCTTCTTAAGGGTGTGCGAGAACTCAAAAATATACATTGCGAATGGATCAATATTAGTGTTGTTGATAAAGTCCATAGGTGGAGGAAACACATAGTTTTGCATTTTTGAGATCATTTTGAGAACTGAGTCGCCCACTAATGCTCGGCTAACTGAAGTTCCGAATGCTCTTTCTATGTCAACACGAGGTATTCGAAAGAATTTTCTTTGCCCTTCTTCTTCGATAAATGGTACCGCAACAACTGCTTCGCTTATCTTTTTCTCATCTGCTATCTCTCCGAGACGCTTTGCTTCTGTTGAAAAACCACAAAGATCTGCTAAAGACTCAAAATCAGCAGGATCTTCTTCTAGGACATTTGTAATCCATGCATCTGGTACATCTGTGACTTGTAAAAAGACACCCTTTGTTGGATCTTCTTCAATAAGCCCGTATTGATGCCACATTCCACGAGGTACAGACTGAGAAGCATTATTTGGAAGCGTGATACTATCTGATGCTGAAAGGTGATTGAAATTTAACATTGGTGTTTCAAACTTGGTCTGGATAACCCAACGAGAAGGATTATCGCTAGCATCTTGCACCACTTGACCGCCTTCTGCTATTTGCTCTTCGGTGTAGTCTAATTGAGAAAACAAATTTACACTTGAACCTACATGCATTGCGTTGTCTTTTATATACACCCTCTTAGAAGCTTCGTCAAAACTTGTATCTGCGGAAGAATAACGATGATATGTTACAGAAGCTTGTTGTATTATTTCATTGATTGAATATTTTTTTGTTTGAGATGGAGTAAAAGATATGTCTGCCCACGCTTCACCATAATAATATGGAGGAGTAAAAGGATAATTTTCTCCCTGATCTGCCAAAGGAACGTCATAGGTCAATAAACCTTCTGCTCCTGTTAAATATTGAGGAGGACCAAACGCTGTTGGTCTTGAGTACATTGTAAATGTTTCACGCGATGAGGAAGGGTATTGTGGGGGTGTATAAAAGCCACCTGAAGAAGATACAAATGGTAATGTTGCTTCATCTTTGCTTTTATACATCTTAACACGCATTGTATAAGTTTTGCCATTTTCAGCAAGACCAGTGTTTGGGTCACTTGATGGTCGTGAAGAAATAGATGTAAAAGTTTTTTTCTCCATGAAAAAATCAGCAACCTCTGCTAAAAAGTTGTTAGACATAAGTTTATATCTGTTGTTTCCTTCACCTGTCCAATTAATAGAGCCAGAATTATTCGCATATAGATGTGGTTCATTACAATATACTTCAAAGCCTGCAAGATGTTTTTCTGGTTCAATCAATGCTTCAAAGGGAATTCTTTTATTAAATGTTGGCACAGTGGATGGAGTAGCAATAATATAATAATCATCACCGGATGACGTTACATTCGTTGGGATATCTAAACTGGAAGTTATAATAGGATAATCAACAGCAACGCCGGACTTTATTGTATTGAAGAAAATACCGGGAGCAAACGTTGGAACCATAAGGTTTTGAAATAAATATGGAGAAGCAGAAGAAGTACCATAAGCATTTGAGGCTCCAGATATTGCTGTGAAGTCTTTATAAGAATTATAAAACTGTTTTGCTAAATCAACAGAACGTTGAGCAGGATAAAAACCTTCGTATGGAAGAAACTTTTTTATAGCCTTACACTTAAGAGAAATCGAACTTGCTGGTACAAACTCTTTGTGGTCTTCTTTTATAACTTCAAAATGCTTCATAAATTCGCTTGTTGAATATATTTGGTAGAAATTATCTTTTGATGAGTCTGTTATATCAGATAGAGCACCTGTAAGTGAAAATAAATTCTCCACATCTTCGGTTAAACCTTTTTGTTGATAAGTCTCAATATGTTCACTAATTCTAAACTCCGGAATGATTGAGTATTCTTTTCCGGCTTGCTTTGCACCTTGAATATATTTATCGTATGAGTCATAGAATGGGTTAAGACCAGATTGAGAACCGGCTTCCCACTTGGCTTCGCCGCCTGGGTTGTGATAAAGAGGCATATCTCCCATAGTTGTACCGGTATTAATACCCTCAATATTCATACCATTAGGAGAGACAACAGAAGATGATGGACCTAGTGTGTGCTTTCTATTATATAAAGGACTAACTCCTACCAATGTATCCAGAACACCAAAGTCTAATGAAGCAGATAATGAAAAATGCCCAAAACAATAAGGGTTTTGTAATATTCCATAGTCTCCGAGCGGCAAAAGCGTTGCTACTGGGAACCCATAAAACGAATTCCATCTCACGTTATCTGCAGATGTATTTAGGGCTTGTGTCTCCCATGTGGAATATGCATCCATAGGCCAGACACTTTGTTTAAAATCACTGCTACGATCTACAAAACCATTGTTTCTTAAAGTCTCAGTTCTATCCTCTCTCTCATCTCGCCATGGAAAAGAAAATGTTGTTCTTTGTCTCACATAATTCTTGTATTGATGAACACGAGAAGGATAAACACATTCGCCATACTTGAAAAATTCAAATGAGTCAAGCGGGGAGCCGTCTTTGTCAAGTCCACCATTGAGATAGAAATCTTTAACGGTCTCATATTGACGAGACCTCAAGTGTCTTAAATTGTAATATTTGTTTATTTCTTCATTGTTGAAGAATAGGGTTTCGTTACCATAAGAGCCAACAATCTCAAAACGCTCGGCTGTCCCGTCATCAACAATAGTCGCGCCGCCAACAATAAATGGCTTGAATCGGGAAGATACAGGGTTCTCGGTATATTTTTGGATAGCACCGTACCTAGACCTCAAGGTATTGAGTCGACCGTTGTTATTGTATACAAACTCTTCGCCGGGCTCTTTCACAAATGTAAAAACATTCTCTTTACGTTGCTTGCGAGACAATGGGTTTTCGCTTATTCTTATCTGCTTCCAAGTTGGAAAACCGTATGGTCCGTTTCTTTTAAGCATAAGAGCAGGAAAGAAGGATGCGGTTGTTGGGAGGTCATGAGAGAAACGATAGTTCTTGTACCAACTTATAGGACGAGAAATAAATGTTATATAATCATAAGAAACGAAGTTGCCTAAATGATTTAAACCAGCATAGATATCCACTGCGCTTGCAGGAGGACCGTATAATTCTGAATCACCAGGGCCCTCTGAGCCTTCCCAGCCATTCATCTCATATATAAAAGTATTCAATCCAACAAAGTCTAAATAATGCGCCATTCTACTCTCCAAATATCTCTGAGGCTGTTGGGAAAGTTATTGCCGGAACGAAACCGGAATCTCCATCTATCTCAACAGATGAACTTAGGATTCCTGTTGGGTGTGCGTATCCATACATTCTTTGCTTTCCACTTGTGATACTATAATTATCTCCTAGAGAAGAAGTTACCCATTTATATTGGAAGTCGGATCTCGGAATGGCCGAGTTCACATACATATTGTCGTGTCTCGTTACAAAGACAGGCGATGAAATGGTTGAAGTATCACTTGGTCTTCTATTCTCATTACGTTGTTGTTTGTGGAATGACGGATCAGGATTGGCTTCTTCTAATGGGTCAGAGCCAAGTTCAGAAGCATATCGTGGGTCAATACCAAACTTTCCGGAATGACGAGATAACAATGCTTTATGACTGTCTCTTTCTCCTCTATGGTCATCAACTCTTATTGTTCCAGCCTCTCCAGAACCTCCGAAGTTATAGAAGTCAGAACCATCAGCAGAAGATGAGACACGAACCGCTGAACCACGAACGGAAAGGTTACGGTAGTTAAGACTGTTATATACGGAGTATTCTTGCGAATATGCATCCAAGAAGCCATAAGTCAATGTGTCGATAGAGCCGGGAGCAGAGAAACGAGATGATATAACGGTTCTTGTTACACTCTCAGTTGCTATCGTTGTTGTGTTGAGGTAACCAGTCTCTATAATAGAAGGATATATACCAGATGTGGTATATATATTGAAAAAGTCATCACCAGAAGATACAGTAGAAATATTTACATCGGCTAAACTGTCTTGATTGAATGCAAAACGTGCAGACCTACTACCAGATGCATAGGTCATAGTAAAGCCAGAAAAACTATTTTCCAAAGAAGAAGACAAGCGGCCCCAAAATTGATCATTATCTTTGTTCCCTTTACCAACTATAAATGTAAAATCTTCATCAAATGATGTTCCCACTTGAAGACTTTGACCGTTTGAGCCCGCACTTGAACTAATATATTTAGAAACAGTAGGACTAATATCTTGTAAAGTATCCCCTACTAACAGGCCGTGATCTTCATACCAATATTCTTCATTTCCCATCTGCCACCAGTCGACTAATATTGTACTAGGTGATGTACTTGAAGGATCTATCCAATTACCACCGTTATATAGTTCATTTATTGTAGGTGTATCATTTATAACATTATCCCATATTACAACATCTTGAATTGCATTTTGATCATCAATTCTAATATACACTTGATCAATTGTACCTTGTGTGATGGGTGAACCAGGAATTGTATAATTTGTATCTGCTACTTCGTTACTATTAAGCCATAATCTTGGTTTTACGTTTTGCAAATCAGTTGCTTCTATTGCAATATGAACATGGATCCATTGATTTGGATAGTTTGTAGGGATATCTATTGGAAATTCACAAGTCCCCAATGATGTATTGCTAGAATCTCTAACTTGGATTGTGATATCTCTATTGATATTTATATTGTAAAGATTGGAATTCGGACCAATTTGTCTTAATAGTATGCCGGAAAGACTAGTTGTTGTTTCTCCAGTTGTATTGTTAAACCAAAATGTTATAGAAAAATCCCCAGTATCCAACCCAGAATAGCTCCCTACTGTAATAACACCTTGGCCATAATTGGCTCCTGTTGCACGAAATGCTCTTCTATATTTTTCCAATACAATATCACTTGATGGATTGGAAGAGCCATTGGTGTCTGTTTCCACTATAACATTTGTTGCTCCTACATCAATATCTAATATTGTACCGTCACTAACAGAACTGGCTTCTTTTATTTCAAACCCTAAAGACCCTAACCGCTCAGGTATTAAAGTTTCTACGACAGCATTCAAAATACCAGACTCTCCAATACCAAACACATTTCCGCTTGGATGGTTAGATACACCAATCAATGTTTGATAGTTTGTTGTCTCAGGAAGAATATCTCCAATAGCATCAGGTAAGAAGTCATGTGTCTCACTATTCTTACGGAAGAACAGGTTGTTCTCTTTCTTACCACCAGCAACACTCACTATTTCGTAATTTTCCGTGAAATTTCCGTGGTTAACACTTGAGGTAGTGGTTTGTATATTGGCGATGTTCATAGCACGTTTTGTGCGGCCATCTCTGTAAAGTCTGGCTGATTTTTTAGCAGCATCAGGGTAGCTTCCAGTGTTTGGATGTCCAAAGATTCCTGTTAGACCATATTGAGGGTCTGTCAGGCCAAGAGCGCCATCAGAGTCTCCACCAGATTCAACAACAAGGAATCTCCATGCTTCTGGTCTTGTGTAGAGGTTGTGAATGTTATTTGGAGGCGCTGTAGCTGCTTCCTCATCGTAAAGTGAAGTATCGTATCTATTCAAATCAACATGTCTTGCTTGGTGGCCACCTACCCACTGTTGTGTAAAAGGACCTTGCAATGGGATATCATTTGAGAAGTCTGTTATATCTG